TTACCAGTCGCTACTCCCTTCGTATTTTTTATTCATTGCTTCTTTTAATGACTCAATTGTTTGTTTGATTTTAACTGAAGTATGATCTTTGATATCATTCCATGCTTTATTATTTGCACCTCCCCTGCTTGGCTTTGGCGCATTGTCTGATACAGTAAGTAAACCATAGCTAATTGCCGAGCCTCCGGGTACATTAGTTCCTATATGTCGGAAAGAATGAAATGAATATTTATATCTACCATCCTTGACGAATATATTGATCTTATAATCCACATCACCAATAACCGCACCCACCCCGAAATAAAGTTTACCCGTCCTGTAGCTCATGCTTCCGTTTCCTGACAGTTCGCCATTCACGCGGTCTTCTGTCGCAAGAACATATTTTTCATCATTATAGGTTTTTCCAATCCAACTCCTTGCACGGTTAAATAATTCATCTTTTGTCACAGTTGAGTCTACTTTTACAACTTCTTCAAACTGAAGCTCCTGAGAGAAAATTAAAATTGAAAATAGGAATGTAAATAATGTGAATGCTTTTTTCATGGTAACTGTTTTTGATATCGATCCTCATTAGGATGCTCGAAGATAGAAATAAATTTATTGTCAAGAAAAATGATCAGTAATTTTTTAGATGATATTTCCCCGTTATCATTATAATTGAGTAGAATATATGGATTTGCTTTTTCGGTAGCAGGAATAATATTGTATTCACCGTTTAATAATTTTCCATCGGTCTTATCCATGTATGAATAGGTCCCATCTGACCTGAATCGATAAGTAAACAATTGATTCGGCCCAGCAGCAATCCAATTATTCCTTTCAATAGAAAATCTTCCCCAAAACTTCCATGTTCCAATTAATTCATTTTGTAGCTGCCTTTCGTTGTGTAATATATCTCTGCCTTCATCATCAGGCTGATTCATACAACTTTGAACAGATAAAACTGTAATTGATATAAATAAGAGTAATATTTTTTTCATAATTAAGTTTTTGCAAAGATAAATATAATGCTTACACCCTATTACGGGTATCCGTAAATACCCCCTTTTTTAAAATCAGTCTAAAATGTAAAAAAATAAAATTTAATTCATTGCAAAATGAAATATTTTTATATATTAGCAAATCATGGAAATGTGATATATTTCAGTGTATGTGTCTGATTTAATTAGTAATTTTATAAAGAATTTTAAAAATTTTTATCAATGAAAACAAAACTAATTATTTTAGGTGCTACAGTAAGCGTCCTATTTTCATGTACAAATGACCGAAGCGAGGACGAAGCAGTTACAGCTACTCCACAGGCTAAAGTTATAGAGCTAAAAAAACTAAAAACTAACAAGGATAATAACGGATCTACCGCAAAGATTGGAGATTCTACAATTGTTATCCCTCATAAGATAGAATCAAATCCAGATGGAAATGGAATCTCAAACCCAACAGACCCAGGAGAGGTCGTTGACCCAACAAAGCCAGATAAACCTTGGTAAAGGAAAGGCTATAACACAAAGAATGGCAACAATACTTGTATTGTTGTCTTCTATTCTACCGTTCCTTAACAATATACTTAAAAGATTTTACGATACGACTTCTCTTGTACTTGATGTCCGTGGAGCTAAAGAACTGGACTTGGATAGTGCTATTTTCTTTTTCGCAATGCCAATATCATATCTTTGTATAGCATACGGAGGCAGATTTGGAGCACATAAAAAAAGTTACTATGCAGTATATTTATCCGCATACTTTCAAGTTGTTATTGTTATCAATTATATTTTTGTAAGCACTAATGTAGCTTACTTCATCACCCAGATAGCATTATTCATTATATTCTTTGTGGTTGCAATTCTTTTGTTAAAAAAAGCAAAATACTACACTAGTATGGAAGCTAAAAATGAATTCTTGAACAACACATTAGACAGATATTCATCAATCTTAAGAGAGAAAAAGTAATATGGAATTTTTAGAGAAAAAAGATAGGCTTAAGATTTTAATATCTATCAGTGATCAGCTGTGGGACGATTACAAATCAGGAACTCTTAAAGCAGATGAGTACCTGACAAAAGCTGACGAAATCAGAGAAGAGCTTAATAAAGTTGCCGAAGTGACATTTTTAGACATGCAGGAGTTGTCTAAAAGTTTTGGCTATATTCTAATTAAAAGCAGAAATATTTTTGGCAACAATAGAAATTACAAGTTTCAAAGATTAATTTTTAATTGAAGATTTAAACTCTTCCAATTCTTTCATAAACTTATCAACCTTTTCCGTAAGAACTAGAATTTTTCGATCTTGTATATCCTTTACACCCTTATTTCGCATATTTTCAAGAATGAGTTTATCAGATGTTTCTGATGGCAATGATTGAGTGTGGTCATTTTCTGTATTCAGCATTTTTCCTTCCCCTACAATTAACCAACGCGCATTAACTTCCGGAAACTTTTTTAACAATGCTGTTATTAAGTCCAATCCAGGTTTATTTCTGCCACTTTTAACATGTGAAATTTTAGCCTGAGAAATTTCCTCAACCTCCTGTGATGATTTATATCCGGAGTAGCTGTAATATGAAAGAACCTGCATAAACCTTGCATTGACTTCCGGAATACTTAACATTTGTTTATTATTTTCTTTTTCTTTCATATATTTGTATAAATATTAAATCGTTATGAAAAATATATTCTCACAGATCATAGCCTTTTTATTCTGGAATTCATTGAAAGATATTAATTTTCAAATTCCGAAAGATGTTGCTGTTTCCGTATTTAAGAAAAGCCTTAAAGCCAGACTGTTATTCTTTTTCAAAATATTCAAACCCTAAAATTTCATGTGTACCCACCAGTATTGGCACACCTCTCAATACTCCTCTATTCGCAGTACACACAAGAAACATAGCCCCTGCCTTAAAAATAATTAACACCTCCTCATTAATTGAGGAGTTTTTTATGCCTACACTTTCTCTTCTTTCTTTCCCATTATGAGTATATGAAATACTTCTGTATCTCTGCTCTTCAACATTAAATCCTTGGCTACTCATAAACTTCTTTACCCCAGAATATAACCCTTCTGGTTCTTCGATATTAGGTATATAAAATCTCATACTAAATTTTTCTCACTGGTTATCAGTACTTTACATTTGTTTAGTAAAAATACTTAACAAATGTTTTGTTTACTTAACATTTGTTACGTAATATTGTACTACAATTACAACGATAACCACTGTAACTGAAATACAAAAACAATTAAAACAACAAAAGTAGTAAAAAATTATGCTAATGCTAAAAATAAGAGAACCGATTTCGGTTAAGATTTCAGATCACTTGAGAGAATTCACTACTAAATATGACCGGGCTGATGTAATAAGCAAAGTAAATGGTGTTAGTTCTTCAACGTTGAGAGATTTAGTTTACCGGGGTAATTCAGTTTCAGAAAACAATTTACCCGCCTTGAAACTTCTATTGATTAAAGCTTGTGAAAATGCTGATGCAAAAATGAAACAGGCTAGTAATTGTAAAAGAGACATTAAAAAAGTCATCGACTGCATCTAAAATATTCTTCAATCATTAATTCTTTCATCATGCATACAACCATCTCAATACCTCAATTAGAAACTATCGCTTTTCAGAGAATTGAAAATGAAAACTTCATAACAGGCGAAGTAGATTTTAACCCGACTTACGGGGTGTACACTGGCTATTTGCAGATCACACCGACAATCTGCATTGACTTTACAGATTCAAAGTTTTGTCTGGCAGATGAAGGCGAGAAAATAGCAGAAATCAGCTCAGATCTTGAAAGGGCGGTTGAGAACTATTTGAGAGATAACTACTCTATTGAGATGAATGAAGATGAATATGACTTTGCAGATATGAGAATTAAACTTCAAAAAGAATATTAACATGAAAACAATCATAACCATTATAGCCACTTCTGTCCTTGTGATTTTGGGATTCTTCAAATTGTTTATACATGATCTTATAACCTTTTTAAATAGACCACAATGAGACTGAAAAACAGATTTAAGAACCGTTTTATCTCACATGAAAAGTGGATTGAATGGTTTACAGCAAGAGACTTTAAGGCAGGCGTAATAGCTTGTTTAGCAAACCCAAACTTTCGCAAAAACTGGATTTACACCATTAAAAAGCAAGTAGCATGAAAAGTTTATCAACAAAAATATTAGAGCAAATCCCGATTGAACACATTTATCGGTTTCTCGAACAAAAAAACGCTTCCAAAAAGCAAAATGGCGGTGACCGAGTGGGATCCGTTACCGCCAGCCGAAAGGCTAAAACAGATGCGATAATCGCAATGACTAGAGAATTAGCAAAATAACAAATAAAACATTATGAAAACACACGGCAACCAATTATCATGGACTGAATACCAAACTCAAATTTTCAATGGTTTGAGAATGACTATAGGGCTTAAAACAATGGACACTAAGGCTACGAAATTGGCTAAAAGCTACTTTAACCAAGGCTATAATGTAGACGATGCTATCGGTGGTATAGTCGCTAAATACTAGAATTATGGCAGATCCAAAAATGATAACGACAGCAGACATAAGTAAGGCAAATGAGCTTATTCTATCTGTTGGCCAATTGAACGGTGTTATAGGCAAGACACCTGAGAAAGCAAAAAAAGTAAGACCGGCTAAAGGCGGTGGTACATGGACCTATGTTTCGGGTTCTTACATGAAAAAGCAATTAAACATGCTTTTCGGCTGGAATTGGGACTTTGAAATAGTTTCTGAGCAAATACTTACCGAAGCTGGTGAAGTGATTGTAAAAGGCAAATTAACCTGTAGATCAAACGGTAATACGATTGTGAAGATGCAGTATGGCAATAAAGACATTGTCTTCAAAAAAAATACTCAAATCCCTCTTTCTATTGGTAATGACCTAAAATCGGCTGCCACAGATGCTCTGAAAAAATGCGCTGCTGAAATTGGCATTGCACAGGACGTTTACGCACCAGAGGATTTCAAAGATGTTGAAGTAGTAGAAGAAATCCCTTCAGGCAAGTCTAATACTGAAAAAATGCAAGCACATGGTCAATTATAAAGGTTTCCAGAATGACGAAGACTGGCTGAAATTCAGAGCGAATTACTTTACAGCAAGTGAAATTTACAAGCTACTTTCTGAACCAAGAGATAAATCCGAATTGTTATCCGTGGGTGCAAAAACATACATTTCAGATTGTGTTGCAGAAATGCTTTCTCCACCAGAGCCACAGTATTATAATTCAGCTATGGAAAGGGGTAATGAAGTTGAACCGAGAGTAGCTGAACGAATTGCAGTAGAATTAGGTAAAACGGTTAATGATGACGACTTTATCTATACATCAGTCGGCGAAAGAATTTTCTTCTACAATGATGAATATAATTTGGGCAGCACACCGGATGTTATCATTCTTAATAATATGATTTGCGAGGTTAAGTGTCCGAAATCAAAAACACATCTTAAATACTTAATGATTAAATCAACTGAAGATTTTTTCAGGGTAAGCAAAGATGAATCACCTTCATCAAAAGATTCTTTAAAAAAATACTATGGTCAGATGCAGTTGAATATGTTTTTAACTGATACTGATAAGTGCCTTTTTGTAAGCTTCGATGATCGTTTTTTCAATCCCTTACTTCACTATCATTCAGTTTTAATTCCACGTGATGAAGAATACATCAAAAAGCTTTTAGAGAAAGCAAAGCATGGCAAAGAGTACAAAGAACAAATCCTAAAAACCATAAATGAAAAATCATGTCAATCATCAACCATCCGCAAAACTACAAGGACTCGAAAGTCTACGACAAAGAAGATCATATGAACTTTGCTCTCTGGTATTTTGCCAGACTACACAAAGTCCTTACGCAAAAAGAACTGGATCGCACACGAGAGAATTTTATCTACGACATGGAATATTACCTCTCTCTTCCTAACCCAAGTAAAAACATTGAAATATTATAATTATGAGCAGAATACAAGAGATTAGAGAGGTAGTAGCAGAGAAATTTGAGTTTGTAGACTGGAATGATTTACGGTCTTTCCATATTCTAAATGATGTTCCGGGATTAGAAGAAATTGAAAATGATGTTATCGCTACTTATACTGAAGAGTGTATCAAAGCATCTTTACTGAAAGCGAGTAATGGTAAGTCATTCTATAAGATTAATGATTGTTGCGAAAGGGTTTACGGAGTAAAAAAGGAACATATCATAGATCCAGATAATATAGTTCTACTTTAAAATTCGAATAGCCATGAATCTATACCACAAAATAGCAGAGGTTAGAAACCATATTGACAGCCTCCAAAAAATCGCAAACAAGCATAAAGAGAACAATAAAAAACGTCTTTATAATTCAGTTTGCGAGAGAATAGATCAAAACAAGCTTCATCTTAAGGAATTGAATGAAGACTTGAAAAAGAACAATAAGATAATCATATACCGACTGCATCATGAATAGCACAATAAAAAAGAAGACTGGTCTTTGTATCGACTGTCCTGCAGATTCAAAAGAGCAACCTCTTATCGCTAAAAGATGTAAAACTCATTATTGGAATTACAGAGCCAGTTTGAAGCCAGTAAAAATCAAGGACATCGGAAAACCTATTCCTAAATTTTCAGCCAAAAGAAAGATTGAAAACCCTCAGTACACGATAAAGAGACTTCAATTTTTAGCACAGCCAGAAAACTTAAGATGTTTTATTGAAGGTTGTAATAGACGAGCAGATACAATTGAGCATATACGTGGTAGAAAAGGATTTGCAGACGATTGGGCGAGGGATAACAACATCAGTCTATACTTAGATGTAAGATTCTGGAAGCCGTGCTGTAATGACCATAATTTGGAATTAGAAAGAAATCCGGAAATGTCGCAAAAATACCAACTCAGTAAAATTTCAGGAAATGCCAAAATTCAAAAAACGAATTAACATTGAAAACGCCACTTCTTTCAAATTAGAATACAGAGATGGCAACGGAGAAATGAAAGAAAAGGAATTTACTTCTTATAAATCAATGGAACAATTTCACAGTCGCCAAGAAGCTTTTCTCTATCTAGATTTTCATCGCTACGCTTTTGTAAATGAAAAATGGCACCGATTCATGAAGTTGAGATCTCCATTTGTTTTCCAGGAAGAATTGGATTTTATAAACAAAACATTCACTGAGGAAGATGAATCTGAAAATCTTCAAACAATATTAATTGAAGATAATTAAACTCAATAATTAACATCAAAAAATTAAAATTATGCCAAGTTATATTTCAATGTTTCAATACAGTAAAGACACTTTCTCTGTAATTCATCCATTGAATTCAGAAGTGTATATCAACGACACAGCAAATGTTTATCATAAAACATTGTTACACGCAAAGAACCGAGCTACTAACGAATTGAACATCATAGAGGTAATCGAATGTAGACCACATAAAACAGATCCGACAAAACTAATCAGTATTGTAAGATGTGAACCTCAATCTATTCCTGAAACAGAAAAAATAGAAAACTAATGGATTACCAAGAGTTTTTAAAAAACAAAGTTATAATCTCAGAAGATTACGGATTTGAACCTAACTGGATTCCGGAGATTGCTAAAGATCATCAAAAGGATATCTGCAGCTGGACTTTGAGAGGTGGCCGCCGTGCAATATTTGCATCTTTCGGTTTAGGTAAAACATTTATGCAGCTTATCAATGCTGTGAACTGTATCAACGAAACCGGAAAACCTTTTCTTATCGCTTGCCCTCTGGGAGTGATGGGAGAATTCAAAAGAGATAATGAAAAACTAAATACAGGATTTGAAATTGAGTACATCAAAGACACCGATTCTATATCTGAATATTCAAAAAAGATTTATCTCACAAATTACGAAAGGATCCGAAAAGGTGATATTAAGGCCGAAAAGTTCGGTGGGGTTTCTTTTGATGAAGCATCTATTTTGCGGAATTTAAAAACCGAAACTACAAATTACATTATAAACTACTTCAAACAAATACCATACAGATTTGTAGCTACTGCAACACCTTCTCCAAATGATTACATCGAGATTCTAAATTATGCTGAGTTTTTAGGTGTTGCAGATCGTGGGAGTTTACTAACAAAATTCTTTAAACGTAATCCGCAAAAAGCAGGTGATTTAATGCTTTTAGAATCTCAGAAAAATGACTTCTGGATGTGGGTTTCAAGTTGGGCGGTTTTCATTAACACACCTTCCGATTTAGGATATCCAAATGAAGGCTACGATTTGCCGAAATTAAATGTAATAGAACATCGAATTGAAAATTTAAGCGATGAGATAATCCAAAACAAATTTGGTGATTTGATTCTTTTCAAAGACAATACAAAATCTTTGGTAGATAGCTCCCGTGAAAAAAGAGATTCTTTAGAATTACGATGCGAAAAGACTTTTGAAATCACAGAAACTTTAAACGATGACAATTTTATTCTTTGGCATCATAGAGAAACGGAGAGATATCACCTGGAGAAACTTTACAAAGAAAAATCTTACAATTCTGTTTTCGGTTCTCAAAAAAATGAAACTAAAGAAGATCTTCTGATTGATTTTTCAAACGGTAAATACCAATATCTCTTAACGAAACCTGTAATCGCAGGATCCGGATGTAATTTTCAGGAGCATTGTAATAATATGGTTTTTGTAGGTATTGATTACAAATTCAATGATTTCATACAGGCTATTCATAGACTTTACAGATTCGGTCAGGACAAAGAAGTAAACGTACATATTATCTACACAAACAACGAAGATCATGTTTTTTCTACTCTAATGAAGAAATGGGAAAAGCACAAAGAGCTCCAATCTGAAATGATAAAATTAGTTAGAGAGTACGGCTTAAATAACGAATTAATTAGAGATAAAATGGAAAGACAAATATTCAGCAACGGAGATAAAGTTATTATTGGCGATGCGACCCTTTACAACAATGATACGGTGGTGATTTCAGCTGATGAAAATGAAGTTCAGGATAATTCAGTTGGAGTTGTTATTACATCTATTCCGTTTGGAAATCATTTTGAGTATTCAGGCAATTACAATGATTTCGGTCACAATATTAACAATGAAGGATTCTTTGATCAAATGGATTATTTAGTTCCTCATTTGTTCAGAATGCTAATACCCGGAAGAGTTGCTGCAATCCACGTAAAAGACAGAATCAGATACTCTTATCAAAATGGAACTTCATTCACTTCTATGGACGATTTCAGCGGCGATACTGTAAGATCATTTAAAAAACATGGATTTCATTTAATTGGTAAAATCACGATAACAACGGATGTCGTTCGGGAAAATAATCAAACTTATAGATTGGGACATTCTGAAAAATGCAAAGACGGTTCTAAAATGGGTGTAGGGATGCCCGAATACGTTTTACTATTCAGAAAACCGCCTTCAAATTCCGATAACGCCTATTCCGATCTTCCAGTATTTAAGCATAAAGAAGAATATCCTGTTGAAAGATGGCAGTTAGACGCTCATGCTTACTGGAGAAGTTCCGGTGATCATTATTTAGATATCGATGATCTAAAAGATAAAGATCTAAAAGAAGTTTGGAGAGTTTGGAAGCAGTATAACGATGAAGGATTGTACACTTTTGAAAATCATTTAAAACTGTCTACAGCTCTGGAGCGAAAAGGGAAGATTTCACGTGAATACATGACCATTCCCCCACACTCGAATAATGATTTTGTTTGGACCGATATAAACCGTATGAATACCTTGAATGCTCGTCAGGTTTCTAGCAACAAAGAAAAGCATATATGCCCGCTTCAAATAGATATAGTTGATAGGCTGATTGAATTATTTTCGATGAAAGGCGAGACTGTTTACGAGCCATTCGGAGGATTGATGACCGTTCCTACCAGATCTCTGAAGTTAGGCCGTAAGGCTAAGGCTGTAGAACTAAATTCTGATTATTACAAGGATGGTCTTTTCTACGTTCGATCTATGCATGAAAAATTAAACATGCCTACTCTATTCGACTTAATGGAAGTGTGAATATGAAATTTACCATACAATGAGTGATGTTTGAGTATGGAATACGTACAGGTGATTGAGGCCTGGTTAAATTGCTTTTGAATTACTAAATATTAAAGAATGAATGAAAGATCCTGCATTCTTATTTTACAGTAAAGACTTTTACGAAGGAACCAGAATGATGCTTCCTGAAGAAAGAGCGTGTTACATGGATCTTCTGGTTTACCAACACCAAAATGGTAAAATTCCGCTTGAAACTAAAAGGGTGCTTATGTATTGCAATGGGATCGATTTAGCGACCCTTGAAGCGACCCTTGAAGCGAAATTTGAACAAACAGAAGACGGATGGGAAAATTCTCGCCTTAGAGATGAAATATCAGCCCGTGAAAATTACAAATCAGGGCAATCTGACAGCGGAAAAATAGGTCAATTTTGGAAAAAAGCCAAAAAATTCCTCGCAAAAAAAGAATATGACAAATTACGTAAAGCCTTTATTGATAAGGAATCTATATTGGAATTTACAGAACAAAACGAAATAAATAAAAATACCCTTGAAGGGTTGCTTGAAGGGTCGCTTAAGCATATTGCAAATGTAAATGAAGATGTAAATAAAGATTTAAATACTTTAAAAATAACAATTCCTAGCGAAAATGAATTTTTGGATTTTGTTGAAAATTGGATGATCGAAAATAAAAAAGATTATCAATCAAAAAAAACTCAAATAATCACAAAGTATCAAACGTGGGTTGATGCAGGCTGGAAAGATGGATACGGAAACCCGATAAAAAACTGGAAACTTAAATTTCAAAACGTCGAACCTCACTTAAGAAAAGATTTCAATAATGGGCAATCAAACAATTTTAAAACCAAATCAAACGGGACCGGACTTAGACAGTCAGTTGAGCGGTGATGCTCCTCCTATCCTGACAAGAGCAATCGAATATCTTCTTATTAACAATCCAAAACATCCGGTTGCAGAAAAATACAAGGAACTACTGATCAAGTATGAAAATGATTTTGACAAGATGATAGATTCCATGCCAAAGCAGAAAGAGATTGTTTTACCGGAATTAAAACCGATGAGAGCAGAAAGTCTTTACGAGGTGTTTAAAGCGAATTTTGAGCTTGTAAACGGCAAAGAATTCAATGAAACAGCTAACGATGGAGAGTCGAAAAAACTAGTGTACACATTGATCGCTTATTTCCTACAAAGAAAATCATTTTTCAACAGCCCTCTTCTAAACAACCAAAGTGTTCCAAACCTCAATAAAGGCTGGGTTATTATCGGAGAGCCGGGTATTGGTAAGACTGCAATTGTAAAAACATTCTACGAAGTTTTCAGATATGCATCAGTAAACCCTTTGATTGTGAAGGATATTGAAGGAACAGACCAGCTTTTAAGAAGATACAATCTGCAGTTCAAATATAATTCAGTTGACGAAGTTGTGAAACAATATGAATCTGCTAACCGCCATGATAGAGAGGTTGATCGCGATTATCAATTGTCACTTTTTCAAAAGAGATATGAGCTAGGAACTAATGCATTTGATGATTTATTATCTGAGGATATGGCTAAAAACTATGGAAGTGTTGATTTGATGAAAAAGATACTTAGTGAGCGGTACGTAAATCACGCTAGAACATTTCTTACTCTGAATTATTATGGGGAGAATGTCAGAGAAACCATCAAGGAAATAAAGATCAGATATGGAGACCGAATCTATGATAGGTTCTTTGAATGTTTCAATATCATCGAGTTACAAGGAATGAGTCTAAGGAAATAAAAAAAATAAAAACCATGAGCCCAGAAATGAAAAGCCTAACTGAAGTATACAGGCAGAACAGAATAGACAAGCTATCCCCAATTACAATGATTGATCAGTTTGGAAACTATCAGCAATATTTTGAGGACAAAGATGACCAAGGGATCATTTCAACCCGGAAGAGGCTAAGAAGGCGGATTAACCTTTGGAAGAAGAAAATCAATCTTCAATTTTAATATCTGAATTTTCAGCCTCCCTCCTAACCAAGCTTTCCAAATACTGAGGTGGTGACATTTGATTCTTCTCAGCTAATTTTTTGATCAGCTGCTTAAAAATTGGCGAAACCCTCATCTCAAAGCGTTCTGTCTTACTTTTTTCTTTCATAAAACTTATATGTACGTACAAATCTACAAAAAAGTTAATTAAAAATTTTGTTGTACGTACAAATGTACGTACATTTGAAAAATCAAATCAAAGAGAATTCAATATGAAAACAGTAAAGTACACATTGGTAAACGGACAAGAAATCGAATTAACGCCTGAAGATATAAAGCTTTTGAAGCCTGTATTAGATGAAGCTTTCGCTAATCTGGACGATATTATCTACAAAAAGCTAAAAGTATCTACACCAGATGAGATTAGAGAAGCTTTAGCAGCTATGACAAATGAAGAGCTGCTTCGGCTTGCCGAGCAAAATGACCCACACAGGCGAGACGGCCGAAGACCTGACGCTTTTTCAACTAAAATATTTCAAGAAATGTTTAAAAGAGCAGGTTACGGGTACAAACAGCTTAGTCACATGAGTTTCAAACAGAGAAATTATCTCGCAAGTTTAGGACTTAGATTTTAATATAAATAATAAAGATCATGATAACAAATAATACAGAAGTACTAAATAATTTCATCATTGAAGTATCACTGATAGATCCAGTTAAGAAAATAGTCAAGCAATTAGAAGAGGGTTCTTTCAGAGATTGTGATATTAAATGGCTAAACGATAGACTGAAAAGTTTTACTGAGCTCGCATGTGAGACTTTAAATGTTAAAATAGATGCCCAACCTGAAACTACAAACTACACCCAATTCAACGATTATGTTAAAGCTAAATACCTAAGCTATTTCAACATACTATTGTCATATTTCAAATCATTTTAACTGAAGTTTTTAGCCAGCCTGAGCAAGCTGTAAAAAGGCTTTTTAATATGATAATTTATTACAAAGTAATCGAAGTATGGTGTCCGTATCCATTTCAAGATATTATTGATCATAGATACTGCATTTTCTCTTTCACTAAAAAACCATTCAGAGATATAAAACTAAAAATAGAATCCAATACCTCAATAAAAGAAAAAGAGGAATTTTTAAAAGAAAGATTAGGTTTAAAAAAAATTCAAGTTTTAAAAGTGAAGTAACGCCCGGGGTCGGCTTAAAGACCCCATATAAAACAGATCTAATATGAGAAAAGTATTCATTTACATAAAGTACCTGCTTAAATATCGCAAAGAATTTAAAGCGTACGAAAGAGAATTAAAAAAAATAACTAAAAACAAATAGCATGAATTTAACGATCAAAGACACAGTAGGACTGAATGAAGAATCAGTATTAATATTGGTTAATAGTCTATTGCAAAACCGAAAACCTAAAGATAATTCATTTGATTATGGATTTGAAACCCATGGTGCTATAGGATTGCAAGTCAACTACAATCAGGACTATCCAATACAAGTTTTTCAGTCCAACAAAAGAAAATCTTTAAAAGACAGAATTGAAATCAAAATAGAACGGCATTATCCAATATAATTAGTTTTCCGGGCAGAGGTACGCCAAAGCCCGGTTTTAAAAATTTCAAAAAATCTAAAATATGAACAGAGAAATAAAATTTAGAGGTCAAAGAGTAGATAACTCTGAATGGGTGTTTGGATTTTATGCTGGTGCTCCAGGAACATCTTGCGTAAACATCCTAACATATGAAAATTTACAATATACTGGTGATTATTGCTGTCACGAAGTGTTATCCGAATCCGTTGGTCAATTCACGGGTTTAATTGATAAAAACGGAACATTTATTTATGAAGGGGATATTTTGAAAACTTATCAAATTTTTTCACTTGACAATATTGGATTAGATTCTTTCAATGTTATCGTTCGTTGGAATATGAACTGCTGGTTAGCTAATGGAATAATAGGGGAAAAACAAGCTGAAATTTCAGAAGTAATAGGCAACATCCACTCTAATCCAGAACTACTAAAATAAATTATGCAAAAGTTAGCCATTTATTTAAACGAGAAACAATTAAACGTTTTAAAGTACATATTTCAAAATACATCAATTGAAATATTTAATTACGCTGTAAAAAACTATAATATTCAGCGTATCTACACTCTTGTTGAAAATGGTGTTTCTGTTAATTTCTTTTCTAATGATAAATTACGAGCATCAGTTTTTGTAGCTGAGTTATTTAATTTATTTCAAACAGAATCTCAAGGATTAAGAGCGAAAGAAATTAAAATAAATATGGATAAGATTGAGAGATTAATAAAATTTAGAATGTCCTGTAATCGGTCGTATTGTAATGAATTAAGAACCTACAATGAATTGAGAGAAGAATATAATCTTTTAAACGCAAGATTTTCTGAATTCCGAAAACTTTATAAAAAATATAAATATGAATTGGAAACCTATTAACACAGCACCTAAAGACGGGACAAGAATTATTGTATGTCATTGGAAACATTACAGCCCCATAACAGCATCATGGCGAACCTATCACCCAAATGCTGAAGGTAAAGCTCAATGGCGTGATGACAGCGGTATAAAAACCGTACCAACACATTGGGATATTTTACCAGAAGAGCCAATGCAAGACAAATGCAAGAAATGCAAAAATATATTATCATTCGAGGAAATGAAATACAGCGAGAATAATTTAATCTACTGCGAGGAATGCGCTGAACTACTAGCTAAATAGATTATGAAAAATGAAACAATTTGGAACCTTGAAGATATGCTATCAATTTATGAGAATGAAAAATTAGATCTTGAAATAGATTCAAAAAATACAGAACTCAAAGGCATGAGGGATCAGATTCTTAAAAAAATAAAATTTAAGGCAGTCAAGATAAAAGAATTGAAAAGGTGTATAAAATGGATCAAAAACCAGAATTAATTTAAAACTACTAAACAACAAATCATGAGTAAAACAAAATACATTAAGGTGGCGGTGTCGGAAAGACTGCCTGATAAAACAAATGAATATTTCACAGACAAGGGTAAAGCTATATTTGGATCAGTAATGAAGAACTGGCATGTTGATGAGCTACTAGCTTATCCTAATTACTGGCTTTGTGAAGTCCCAGACAGAGAGCAGGAGATGAAGGAGATGCTGGAACGTTGTCAAAAATCATTAGAGTATATCCACGAAAATGCAAAATTTGAATTCACAGAAGAAAACACAGAAGATCATATTGAGCATGTACCGTATTTAAAACAAGAATTGGAAAAATTACTTAACTCAATAAAATAATAATCATGGAAAATAGAAATTATTTAAACGGAAAACAATATCCATATGGATATAGAGAATGGATTTGGAAAGTATGTATAGAATATGGTTTCAAAGATAAAGATATTAATACAGCATATAAGCAATTAGACACTGATGCATTTTTATGCTATTTCATGGAAGGATTGTCACCTGTAGAAGCTGTTAGGGAAGATTCGTCATATGCTTAAATGTTCAAGAAGCCACAGAGCTAAACTAACCGATCCTAGGTAAAATCAATTATACACGGTAAGTCTGCACCGGTTCAACGTAGGCAAAAATATAAACTTTTTATTCAATGAAAAAACTATTTTCAATCGGCGTATTGACGCTGGTAATTCTGACTTCATGTCAAAATTCAAACGAAGACACAGCGGTTAACAATCAAGAATTAGCCAATAAAGCTACTGAGCTAGTTAAAGCTGGATCTAAAGGTCAAGAATCTAAATTAGGTCCAAATGACGCCTTTATCCAGTGCCATGATAGTTATTATTCCCCAATGGGAAATTCATGTGTTTGGGTTGATGGGCATCTTTTTAATGTTGTTTGGAATACTATGATGGGGCAAGGTTCAGAACCTCCTTATAAAGTTTATGATTCTTATCCTGTATCTCATTGCGGCTGCTAACTAATCATGGCCCTTCGGGGCCTTTTAAACTAAATACAATACTATGACACCAAAAGAAAAAGCACAGGAATTAAAAAATAAATTTTACCAAGTAACTCCATCACAAATATCATTAGGGACGGAGAGGAGTTTGGTAATTGAATGCACTAAAATAACCGTTGACGAAATAATGTCCGAGTTACAAAATGTTCAAGATAGAATTAATTTAGAACGAAAGGCGGTAAATTATTTAGAAAACAATCTGATTTATTGGAAGGAAGTAAAACAAGAACTAGAAAAACTATAGCCATGCACACAGAGAAACAAAGAATATTTGACGAGTACGCGAAAACGAGAGAATTCGAAGATTGGAATGATTTAAAGAATTGCTGCATAGAATATGATATTGATATTGATGAATACATTTTCGAAGCCTGTGACCTAGTCCAGCAGGAGCAGCAGAAGAGAATAGCGGAGAAAGCTACACTTCTAAAAATTGATGATTGTTGTCAACCGATTTATGGAGTTGACATAGACACAATTACCAACCCTGAAAACATTATATCATGAAACTACAACCAATGACGGACTTTGTTTTAGATCAATTAAGCATAAAACAGTCTACAAGCGAATTTAAAGAGGTTGTTCGGAATTACGCTACTTTCCTAAAACAGCCTTTAACGCTTGGAATGTTTGTTCCGTGTGATGAGCATAATATTCCGTTGCCTTATTTTATATCAAACGAATGGTTTAAAGCCAAAGAAAAGGTTTTGTTCGAAGGGTTTAGGCCTTGCATAACAAACGGTGTTCAATCTGTAGAACATGATAAGGTATGTGTCCATTTTGCACTTGTGAAGGGTAAAACAATTGAATCCATAGTAAACGCAAACATTGAACTAACCCCCTCTGCTTTAAAAACTATTGGAATATGAAACAGCTAGAAGAATTAACAGCCGATATACGGGAGAAGCTCCCAATGCTGAAAAACTCAATAAAAGCTGAAAGAATCCAAGATAGTGAAAATAATTGTTACCGGATATTTATGGGTGGTATATTCATGGGTACGACTAGCAATAATGAATTATCAAAATATGTAGTGAATCATATTAATGATGATGAAATAATGCTTAACGATGTTCTGGAATGGTTTGGCGAAAATTACGCTATCTACATTTATAATTTTCCAGATACTGGAATAAAAGGTCTTTTCTACCATACCGACTATGGTATGTTTGAGCATGCCTGGGATCTCTCAAAGCCCTATCTAAAAGACCAATCCCCGGAACTGATAAGCTTTTTACACTCACTAATTAAAAAATAAAATGAATTGTAAACCTATCTACTGCCATTTAGAATTCTGCTTAGAATGTGATAAGGTTACTCCTTTTATTGATTGGGTATGCCTGTATTGTGGCTGTGACACACCATTTGGAAACTATGACGATGATGATCGGCCATCGGAACAAGATGATGAATATAACTCGGAAATGATAAAGATCGGTGATCTTAGAGAAGCTAGTAAAGATATTCAGGAAATCTTTGAAAAATATTATCCAGTTAAACTAAAAACAAACCAATGAAACAGATAGAATTAGAATTAAAAGAAAGACTCCTTATTGTGGGTTTTGAAAATTTAGCAGCATTGGAATTTTTCAAATATCAATATTATTACGATTTAAGCCATGAATACACCAAAGATAAGTATGGGCTAATCTGCAAAGGCTCAGAATTTACAGATGAAGTGGCGGAAGAGTTTGTTTTAAAAATACCAGGTTGTAAAATGACTTATTATCTCCACAATAATGAGGAATCAAACATAACATCAAAAGCCTTAGACTCCTTCAAATCTGCTATCGAAGCACAAGGGTATTATTGGGGCGAGAATCCGTTTAACGAAAGAATAAACGCAGGATACACGTATGAAAAGTGGCAAGAAGCAGAATCCCGCACCTTCAACCCTGAGAAATCAATAATCTGTAAAATACTTAAATCATGACAAAAGAGCAGAAGATACAAGAAGCATATGGAGAAAGATACGATAGTCTTAAATCAGGAATTAATACTGATGGGATATATGTAGGTGATACTGAATTGCTGACAGATGAAGAATTTAACAACTGGAACTTCATTGGAAAAGCGAAGAATATTGGACCTGGTAAGTACGTTTCTGGAAGTCGCCCGACTTCGCTATCCGGAATCGAAAACAACAACGGCTGGATAAAGATTGAAAGTGAAGATGATTTACCAGTAAGTGGAAAATACAAAGTTATTTCGACTCATTATTCTAAATCAATAATCGCAAAATATGCTAGATCTGGCAATACATGGTTACCGGTTGGAACTGATGACAGAAGATTTATTGAAGTGACACATTACAAAGCAATAATTGAAGATAAGCCACCAATTTACTAGCTATGAAAACAAAAGAAGAACAATTGAAAATATACTCGGCTTATCTGCCGTATGGGTTGAAATTCATATCAAATCGTGATTCAGTCGATATTACAAATGCATGGACTTTAGTTGGATTAAAAATAGACAATAGCTATCCTCATAAACCAACGCTATTAAGCGAAAGATCAGATTACAAAAATGTTATAAATATATGGTCTCCAACCGCCAAACCTATCCTCTACGACCTATCCTACCTAACAAAGGAAGAATTAATAAAAGCAGGATTTAACGATCACATTGATTTCTTAACCCACGAAAGAGAGCACTGGATTAAAGTTTATGGGTTTGAAAAGTATATCAGTAAGCTTCCATATGGTCACTTTCAATATCTAGTCTCAAATCACTTCAACATCTTCAATTTGGACGAATCAGAATACATTAACAAAGCAAATTTAAAACAATAAAAATGGGAAATTTAGCAACACATTATGATCCCTTCAGTAACCCAAATGATGATGAAACATTTAGTGATTATGGGTATTGCGGGACTTATATTATTGATGGAAACTCTACTGGTGATAAAGATTTGGTGTGCTGTAAAAAGTGTATTAAAAAATTTAAGCAAGCAGATGCAGAATTACAGCAAGCCAGAAACTCTCAATTAAAAGATATGCAGGGATTTGTAGATTTTATGGAAAAAGAACTAACAATAAAAGAAGAGAAATGAAAACAATTTATAAATATCAATTAGAAATAACTTTAGATGTTCAAATTATAGAAATGCCAGTTCATGCTAAAATTCTAAGTGCTCAAAATCAAAATGAAAATCCATGTATGTGGGTTGAAGTTGAAACTACAAACGATGTCGAATTTAGAAGATTTTACGTTCTTGGAACCGGGTACCCAATGCCATCCAATACCTCAAGATTCATAGGTACAATACAAATAAATGACCTCGTATTTCATTTGTTTGAACTTTATTAATTACGGCAACCCACAACCAACCAATAAACAATAAAACTAAATTTGAAACCATGAAACAATTCATTAAAGACTGTCTGTTTTTTCAACATGAAGACGGCCAAATGCGAATGATAGGTGTTTTAGCCTGGATACAGCTTGCTGCAGTCGCTTACTTTTTGCGCTGGATGTTATCTCAGTAATAATTATCTTTGTCTCATGGACATAGAAGAACTCGAAAAACATATAATCGAAATAGTTAAGGCGAAACAAATTAAAAACGGAGGTAACGGAGGCAATAAGATGGATGATTTTGACCATATATTGAATCTGTCAATCGAAGATCGTAACGCCTTTCTTCAGCAAATGGTAGATGAAAATAAAATAGTAATCAGAGAAGGAGCTAATCATAGGATGATTATGTTGCCGAAATAAAACAAAGGCGTAGGATCAAAACCTCACGCCTTTGTTTTATTTAATATAGGGGGAATTAAATTCAACCGCTTTATCACATGTCAGATGTGTAAAGTATGACTTCTTCTTTGTCTTTGGATCCTCGAATACTTCACTATCCCATTTTATCCACATGTCAATTGTTTCCCAATTCCGGAAGCCTTGGTCATGAGGGTTAAAACTACATTTAACCTCAAAATGTCGCCTTTTTGGATCATCATCAAAACGGATAATCATTGAATTGGAATTCGGAGTCGTTTCTTCTACTATGGTCCCTCTAAGTTTCATGTATCAAAATTGATACAAAATGAAACATCATCAAAATATAAATTGATACTTTTTATATCAAAATTAATTTTTACAGAATTGAAGGGCGTTAAAAAGTTGTCCTCAAAAAATACGGATTACCATATTTCGTTTTGATAATTTTTTAGCACATTTGTGAAAACTCAAAATATGAAAAAGGAAAAATTAATGCAACTTCGAAAAGAGAAGGGCTACACTCAGCAACAAATGGCAGATGTCATTGCGACTGACGTATCGAACTATAATAGAAGAGAAAGTGGAGAAGTAAAGATGCTCAGAAGAGAATGGGATAAAATAGCTCGATTTTTAGATGTTCCAGTCATGGAAATCTACGAAGGTGATATTATAACGAAGCCTATTCCTGTTAAAAATGAAGCTTTTTACATCCGTACAATAGATAATCTTAATGCTTATATAAAACTTCAGAATGAGGAAATTGAACGGTTGAAAAAAAAATAGAGACCCCCACCTAATAAGTGGGGATTTTTTTACTTTTTAATCAAATGGTATTTTTCGAGGAATGTCTTTTTATATTCTTCAGCATATTGCTGAGCCTCCTCTTGTGATAGCTCTGAAATATGAAACTTTTGAGTGTCACTCTTTAATCCATCTTGTTTTTTCCCTACTGAATTGCATTCAGTATAAATCCATTCACTTATTGCTGGGCTTTTTAACTTAATAGTCTTGTTCATTATATGGTAATTTTGTTATTCAAAATTATGAGAAAATATCAAATCATTTCTCCTCACTTTTGAGGATATTTTGTTAAATTTTTGAATACTTATTATAAGCAGCTTGCATTTTTACATCGTAGTCATTTGCTTTATATCCGGGGCCATTGTACCCTTTCGCAAATAAGGTCCAGTTTTTATTCCGGAGGTGCGCTTGTAGGCCGAAAGCTTTAATGTATCTCACAAATGCATCCAATTGCCCAGCTTCTGAGTCGTACATTTTATTTATGAATTCCTGTAGAGACTTATAACACAGCTTTTGCCAGTTATCTCCCATCACTTGGAACCGGCCCCAAGAACAAGACATCAGAGCAGCTTCTCTATTTAATGTAGATGCTCTTTGAAGTTTCAGGTGTTGATCAGATTCTTTTCCATAGCCTCCGGGTGCTTTATTACAAATATCTGGATGGGAAATCGCGTACTTGCTATTCGTGTATTTATAAAACCTATGACGCTCAAAAAGTATCTTCGGCTCTCCGGATGGAAGAAATCCCGATCCTCGGCTTTCAACTTCAGCTACAGCCTTTATCGCCGCAACTTCGCAACCCAATTCTTTAGCCGCGTTGATATAATCATTTTCTGTTAGTGTTTTCATTTTTCAAGTATTTTGTCAATTATTGATTTTAAACAGTCATAAACGGATTAAATTATAAGAAAGTCCTACGCCAAAACCGGGATAAAACTGATTTGCTGCCGGAACATAATAATACCCAGCCTGAATCCCAATCCCAAATCGTTTTGGTTTAACATCGATTCGCTTTTTGAAATGCTCCACCCCGTTTATTTTCATATTCTTATCCGGTGAGGAAATGTCAATGTAAGTATTTTCCTTCCCCAGAAGCCATTTACGGTCTTGATACTTCACGACATCTACAATAGCGTTGTACTTGTATTCCACCGTGCTATCTGCTGTATTTGAGACTATCTGCATGTATTTGTTTTCATAAAATACACGCGCCTTTTTATTGACATCCAGCTCTGTCTTGGTTGCTTTCAATTGTCCCTCCAGTGTAAATTTTGCCCGGGTCAATTCATCTATTTTTTCCTGAGCAATATTCAGAGCTGGCGCAAGCGTATCGCTCACATAAGTCATGTAATTCTTAGTGATGTAGTTTTTTACGACTTCTCCTTCCTTCTGCTCAAAATTTCCATGCGTTGTACTATCCTTGGGATTCACATACGTGTTGAGATAAATCGTGTCTATATTTTTTCCAGATTCTTCTACGATGCGATCGTCTTTACCTAAGGTAAACCATCCGCCGATCAGGTTCGCAACCAGTGCGACTATAATCAAAGCTAAAATTGCTATAACTGCTTTATTTTTCATTTTGCTTGTTTTAAAATTGTTTTCGCCTGCTCCTGTGTTTGGTTTCTTAGAGTACTGTCTGCAAGCTTCATTTCTTCGTTGTTTCGTTCTATAATTCCAGCTTTTATCAAGAGTTGGTAATTTAAATTATCATTTTTGCGTCTTTCTTCATTGTATAGAGTTTTATAATCTTCTTTTGATTCTTTACTACTATCCAGATTGATGAAGTATGTTATCCAAAACATTAGAAAGAATACAGCAGCGATGAAGGCCACTGGATTCTTTGCAATAAGACTTTGTATTTTTCCAATTTGATTTGTGTTTGGATTCGCCATTTCATTTTAGAGGGGTTTTTATTATAATTTTTAGATTGTATTTGTAATTATGCCATTAACTACAGAGAGAAATAGATCATTTCCGTCCACATCCTTTACTTTGATTGCACCATTACGCCCAATTTGTCCGGCTACACGGATTCCTCCATTCGGTATATCTAAGGCGATATTTCCTCCTGTCCCATTTTTAGCACTCAAGTATAAACTGGTATGAAAATATCCATCTGGTTTTTCGTTAACAATCATCACTGGTATGCCAACATCCGCTCCTGATATTTGAACGAGCTTTTTATCTCCTGAAGGAGAATAATCACCCGCCACAATCCAGCCTTTAGGTGTTTCTAATCCATTTGCGGTGATTGAGAAATATTTATTAGTAACAACACTTCCGAACGTTCCTGCATATGCGTTGATGGTTCCGGAAAAAGTGCCTGATGTAGCATTAATTACACCTTTTATATCTGCGTTTTCCGCAATTAACTTTCCATTATCAAGTACTTTAAAGGGCGCATCATCTTTATGGTCATAATCCGCACCTGCAGCAAACCTTATACTTTCATCACCAACATCGGTAATTCCGGAAATGAATGCATTTCTTTCGGTTCCGTCGCCAACCTCTATCCTTTCACTTGTTACTACTCCACCATCAATTGAAGTGAAGCCATCGGAGCCATTTAAAAAGGTGATTTTTGCAGTCACTCTTTTTTGATCAAGGTTTATCTGCATTTCATTATCCAGTGATGCTATTATTCCGGTTCTTATCAATCCTCCATTTATAGTTGTAGTTCCCACAGTTATAGAAAGAACACGCACGTTGTCAACAACTGAGTGAAGAATCCCTATTAAGAAATAATAATCATTTGCGTCTTCATCAAATAGCTTTTTATCTTGGGTAAAAACCATAGATGCTGTATTGTCAGTCTTTGAACATGCAGCATACACATAGCGATATTGATCATCCGAAATCGTTACAATATCTTCAGGAATATTCCAGGTCTTTTCAAATGTCTGAGAGTAAATAAGTCCTGCATTTACTTTGACCTTATTCTTATTGTTTTCAAACATGACAAAGAATACTACTGAACAGCTTATCTGCTGGCTTTTTGCTCCTACTGTCAACATATTTGTTTCAATAGAGTTCGGCCGGATGTTTTCCGGGTCAAAGAAGCCGTCAGTATCAAAAACAAGGTTCTGCAGTTCCTGTGTTGTCTTTAAACCTAGCTTTGAATAATTAATCTGACCAAGGTTGGTTATTGACATTACATTTTTAATCTCCTTGATATCCAGAATAAGTTGAGAGCTATAATTGATCTCGTATGAATCTGCAATTACAATCTTTGTCCGGAAAGGATTGTAATCTCCGCTTTGAATGAAGTCAGTTGTAATTTGATTCACCCTAAGCACTTTGTCAATTCCGAAAATTGGATCATAAACCTGAATATAATCGCCAATATCAAATCTTCCGAGTCCTATTTTTTCCATGTAGGCTGGATCTACTTCAAGATCATAAGAAACTTTTGCGTTTTTATGTAAATCGAATTGTTCAAGCCCTTTTACCAGAAGCTCATTCTCAGCATTGTCGATGTATACTTTCGGCATCACGATGTCCAAAATAACATACTCATCACCTACCGCTAATTGAAAAGCGGCTGATGTTTCATCTGGAAAACTCTGGCCCTGATCGTTTTTGAAAGGAATTATCTCAAAGGTCTTTGTCGCATGATTGTACCCTCCTTTTTTGATCTCGAATTCATAGCCGGCTAAATTTCCGGTATTAAAATGAACTTTAGCAGATGTTCCCGGAACCAAATATTTTGTAGTAACTCCATCAGCTTCCTTTTCGTTCAAATCAAAGTCCATGGTATTATCTGCGAACTTGAACTTTGTATCTCCTAAAACAGTAACCTTTCCTGTTCTATGCGGGTAAATATCATCAAAAGTGATTGAACCTTCTTTAAGTCCAAACGAAGCAATCGCTGCTGGATCTTCCAAATAGTCCGCGCCGGGTAGCTTTAGTTTAGTGCTGAAATTTCGATATTCATTCGGGATGTTCTCGGAACCTCCTGAAACATATAGGCGATTGATTATGTCGTTTTCGTCTACATTATTTCGTGACAGAGAATAAAGTCCTTTGCCTTTTCCGTACTCAAATTTAATCGGCACCTTTTTTCCGTAGTCTCCGGTATGAATTACAAACTTTCCGTTCTCAACTTTAATCCAGAAATCCGTTTTGAATTCATTACAGATTTTTTGAAGCGCAGAAAGACAGGTATCATCACCGAATGTCAGCGTTTTTGTTTCTCCATTAGTGAAATTTCCGACCTCCCAACCTGCAGAAAACCGTTCCATATTGTTTTTGAGGCAAATCAGAAATGTTTCAATGGTCCCAATAAGCGGAAAATCTGTATCTGTTTTAAATCCGGTGCCGTCTGCATTGAAAAATTTACAACGAAGAAGATCGAACATTAATCCCTGAGCGACTATATTATATTCGTATTCTGAATCGCTTTTTTTAGAATATGTTGGAAGTGAATTGATTCTATAAACTGAGCCAAACAAAACAAAGTAATCATTAATCCTAATTTCCAAAATATCTGAAGATGTCAGCTTGAACGAAACCGAATCATCAGAGAGTAAAACACGGTTAAGCGAAGCTGAATCCACAGAACGTTTCCCTCTTTCAATTAAATTGAAAAGAGGGCTGCCGTTCCTATATAGAGTTATGTTGTTCATTGTTAGATAAATTGCGTTTGAGAATTATATATAAACACTTTTCATCTTTTCCGTTACAATTTTTTCTAAAATCTTAACCGCACCCAATGTCGTGTCACTCCCAGGGTGGATGCCGTCTGGAATCTGTTTTCCGGCTCCAAAAACTGAAACTAATCCGTTGTTCACGAATTGTGACTTCTCATGAACATAAAGTCTTTCAATATCCCATTTATCAGCGATCACTTTTACCACATCGTTAACGGGCTTATAATACCCCGTGGTTGTGTTGCTATCATTAGAAAAATGTGATAAGATTAACACCCTAGCCGTTGGCTTTGATTGAAACAGCTTTTGTAACACAAAATTATATGCCCCATAGAATGTATTAACATCTATAGAATTCGTTGTAGGTAATGTTGTAAAGTCAGAAACATCTTCTTGCAAATCATTAACGCCAAAATCAAAAACCCATAAGTTCGGCTCATTTGCTGTACCAATTAAATTCAACATACTAGCCTGATAATTTACAACAGCGCTCGTATTTGTAAATGCTAAAGCGTCACGCCCTCCGCTCATCGAGCTTCCATTTGCCTTCTTAGCCCTAATAGTACCATTTGGGACACAATAATTCTGAATTGTACCACCTAAATTTATAACAGCTCTATTCGCGTAAGAATACACATCCTTATTGCCATCATTTGGGTAGCCTGCGGGTATTGAAGTTCCGTACCAAGCTACTTTTTTATTTTTTAAGACTTGATTGACACTTTCAATTGTTGCTATGTCTTTTCCATCTAATTGGGCCCCTGCTGAAAGTCTATCAGCAACCAACACTTTTCCTGTAACCGCTATTATTTCATTGCCTTCATATGTAACATCTCCAAAAGGCACAAAGTTTAATTCAGTAATACCATCCGATTGCAATCCTGTACCTTGAACTAACATCATATTAGGAGGAATACTTCCTTCTGAAGACGATTTGCATGTATAATAAATGCCATAACAATTAGAAGGTGTAGTAAAGCTAAATCTCACATTTGGATTACCAGTAGTACCAACCTTAACTCCACCTACTTTAACTTTTGAAGCATCTGTGAATTGCATATTTTTCCCACCTAATCCATACTTTAGCCAAGTATATTGTGTATTAGGTGAAACAGGAATCCATCCAGACATCTTGAAACCCGTTAATCCTGTAGTTATCACCCAGGTTGTATCATAGATAGCGGTGTCATTTTGAATGGTAGGATCAACTATATTAAATAAATTTTGGCTTGGCAGTGTTCCTCCTTGAGCTAGTTCAAAAAGTTCTGTTTCTGTTGGTATTTTACTTTCTGATCTTGACCATGCTGTGCCTTTTTTGTAGAACATTGTCAAATAACCGCTTTTAGCCCTAAGATTTCCTAAGTTAGGATATATTGTCCCCCAATCTACTGTACTATTTGGATCAGTCGGTTTATCATCTTCCGAAGATATTTCAGGCTTATAAGAGCCGTCCTCTGTAGGTGCTGGCGTGCTTGGCGAAACCGTTCCCTTGAAGTCTGACTCAACCAAATTTTGAATATCTAATAACTTCTGATCAACCTCATCCATTTTATCATCAATTCGAATTTTGTCATAGGTATTGCCTATTACAGTTCCCTTATCAATTGTTGCAATATTTTCAGGCGGCACCATGTCATTCACTATAACTGTTACCTGATTATTATTTCCGTTTATTACTCCCATTGTTTTATATTTTATTCCAAAGTACTTCTGCTGGTGTATCGAGGCTTTTTAAGTCTTCGATATTACCCGCTATGATTATTATTTTTTCTTTTCCTGTCATGTCCTGCCATTCTCCCAGGACTTCTGCTGTTTCGATTCTGGGATTTTCAAAGGTGATTCCCGGGACTTCGTTTCCTGCTGAGTCTAAAACTTTAAATATGAACTTGCCGTAATCGTTGAAATTTAACTGCTCAATTACGGAAAGGGTGTTTTTGCCTGTTTTTCCATTGTAAATGGCACTTACTGCGATAGCTTCATATGTCCCTGATGCGGTCCTTCCAATCACATACAAGACAATATTTTTTGGCGATGTGAGAATTGCTGTTACTGAGAATTCATAGATGTTATTTTCAGTAGGGATAGTATACGCCTCGTAGTAAGTGTTGTTTACGCCACTTGCTGCAATCAGTGATATCCCGGAACCTTGATAAGACGGTTGTGAATACGTTTTCGTAAAGCTTACATTTCCGCGGCCTATCTGCTTAGTACCATCACCCATGAATATTTCCGTTTCCGAATCAATTTCATACGAAAGACTGAACTGATCAAGCATTGTTCGCAATACTTTTTTGATCGGATTAGGTTCAATCATTTTTACTGAGAACACACCGAACATTTCACCATTCCTGAAGGTCTTTTCAGGGATAATCTCATCTTTTACATAAACTTCGTAAGCAAGCGTTTTACCTCCAAAAGGCTTAATATGTAATCTCTGTGTGCCGGGTTTTGAGAATTCTTCAATAATAAAATCTTTAAAATTCCCGAATAATGATTCCCAATTATCACCTCTTATGAAACATTTCAATTCAAGCTGCCTTTCTTTAAATTTTGGTTTTCTTAGATCCGGTGATGAACCGTGATACTCAGCCCAATCATATGTAGTAATGTCTTTTCTTTCAAGTTTTCCGACAAGATTATTGTACTCCGAAACATAAACTTCGAAGTCTTTAAAATTCTTACCGTTCAATGAAACCTTTACTTCACTCATTTTTTGAAACTTGATTTGTGAATTCTTACATCACCTGAATATTTTATATTGCTGTTTCCGTAGCTGAAAACATCTACTCTACTATTTTCAACTGCTTCGATTTCAACCTCAGCATTATCCAGAATATTGATGATAACAATTGCATTATCTGAAGCTGTGATTTTTGCTTTTACATTGTGGCGCAAAATCAACACTGATACATATTGTTTTTTTGCAAAACCAACGAAGTTTAATTTCACATCTGAATCCCCAAAAAATGCCATTTTGCTGCTGACATTCGGCATCCCAATGTAATCGGCAAACAATCCGTGTATTTCTGTTTTTCCCTTGAAATTTCGCAGGGTTTCGATGTTGGGAAAATCATTCTCCATTGACCAGTCGTCACCATCAAAGTACATCTGACAAAGATTCTTCAAAGACAGGTCGTTCTTCATCTTCTCCTGCCATGGCTTGCACAGATTTATATCTGTTGCCAGCTTTAGTATTTCTTTCGTTTCCATTATGGTATTCCGGCTAACCCCGGTTTGATTTTAGAGTTCATTTCAGCGAGATCCTTTCTCATCTGATGAAGATTTCGTGTGTTGACCTCGATTTGGGATAGTAGTGCTGTTTGAGCATTTGACAAAATCTGATTTCCCTGCATTATTTTCAGAACAGCCACGATGTTTATACGGACAGCGTTGAATTGGCCTTCAAGAGCTCCGGCCGTTTTCTCAGTGATACCCTTGATATCTCCCTTCAATCCCTGAGCATTTTCTGAGGCAGCCCCAAACAAATCCTGGTATTGTTGTAAAGCCGCTGTATACTGATTCATTGCATCAGTTCCAAGAGCTTTAATTTTATCTCGCTCCTCTTGTGTTAATCCATCATAAGAACCGGACACAGCATTTGCCGCAATTTGTTGTTGAAGAATCTTTATTTGCTCAAGTAAATCTGCTTTTATTGAGTTTAGCGAAACTGCTGATATAGTATTTGCGCTAAGAAGCTTTTTATCAATTAATGCCACTTGATCTTGAAAAGCTTTTAATTGATTAGCCTGTTGAGTTGTGGCTCCTCCTGTACCGCCAAAACCCATCGATGAATAAAGACTATCAACCATATTCTTAACAGCCGGCTCCAGAATTTTAATTCTCAAAGCATTTGCTACAGCATTTCTCATCACGTCATCTACAACCTTCTCAAAAGAAGCGGCCGCATTTTCACCCTTTCCGAAAGCATCTATCAAAGCATCTGCTATTTTCTTTGAGAAATCTTTAAATTCGATTGTCGTGACGCTCGTTTGAAAGTCATCGATTAACTGTTGAATCTGAAGATTAATATCGTTGATCTGTTGTGTAAATCCTGCAATTTTCTCTTGATCTGCTTTTTTCTTAGCGCTTTCTTTTGATCTCATTTCTTGAAGGATTCTTTGTTGTTCCTTTAAATTTGAAATGAGATCACGTTGCATTGCCAACTGCCCTTCGCCGGCAGTTTTTTCAATTATCATCTGCAATTCTTCGTATGCAAACTTTAAATCGTCAACAGCCCTTTTCCAAGCTCGTATACTCTTTTCTTTTCTTCCATCACCAGCCGTCGATAGCATTTTGATAACTCCAACAACCATTTGGATAATACCACCTACCATTTGCTGCATATTTCCAGTGAAATAGCCAACAATAGCGTTGATCAGACCTTCAATCGTTTGAGTTAAATCTTTTGCGAACTTTTCGAAAGGACCTCCTTTGTCCCCTATCCCTAAAGCTTCTGATAATTCTTTGGCTGCTTCTGTTGCCATTCTAACATAAACCGCGACCTCATCAACATTATCTCTTAATCTTTGGAAATCAGCCTGAGTCGCTGTTCCTTCTTTAATTTTCTTTCTTAGTTCCTTAAAGTTTGCGATTAATCTGGTGATGGGATTTGAGCCTGTTGAAAAAGTCTTCAATTCTTCCAGTTTTTTCCTAAAGCCTTCAATCTCAGCAATTGGAGCGTCAAGTTTTATCAACTGAGAAATCTGAGCCTCTAAAACGGGTATTAATTGTGATATTTCTTTTTTTGTAAGAGAATCTATATCACTAAATGCTTTTTCCCATAATTTTGTTTTCTTGAAAACATTTAAAAAAGCATCTGAATATTCTTTTGCTTCTTCTTTTGCTGCGGTGTCAAGAAGTCTTATTCTTTCGTCATCAGAAAAGGTTGAGTTCTCCCCTATCTTCTTACGGATGTCATTGTATTTTTGCTCGATTGTTGATTTCTTGGATTCAAATGTTTCCTGCTCTTTTATGAAGTCATTATATAAGTCTTTCTGAGATTGTAGTACGTCTCTTTTTCGCTGTTCTAAGTATGATTTTTCTTGAAGAAATAAATTACTATTTGACCCCTCTTTGTTGAAAGCTTCATCCTGAGCTTTTTCCAAATAACCCAACTGATCAACTAGTGACGGTATTGATTTCACTGCATTATCAATTCCCCGTTTAAAATTCTCCAAAGGGGTTTCTTGTCCATTTAAACTATTGATTTTATCCTGGATGAATACCAGATTGTTTTTGTCTTTTTCTGATAAAATATCTCCTACTGCTTGCTTGTCTAGTAGTGCTTGCTGTATCTTTTCTAAATACTGAAGGTAACTTTGTGATCCTTTGAACAAATCTTTATACTGAGCATCAGCGGTTGCCTTGCCATAGAATTCAGACATTTTATAGAAATTATTCCATTGTCTTTCGGATTCATCGATTCGCTCTTGGAAGTTTTTATATTGAAGCGATTTTTGCTTATCTTCAAGCGCTTCTTTCCTTTTACCAGCTTCTTCCAGACTTACTAGTTCACCTGTTAGGTAAGGATTTCCTTTTTTATCTTTGTCGCTTCCATATTTATCCAGCTTACGAATCTTCACCATACCCTTTTCAACCTGTGCCATTGCTTCATCGAGCAATTGGATCTGTTGTTGAATTTGTTTTGGAGAACCAACAGGGAATATTTCCGCTAATTGTCTTTCTTCTTTAGGCTTTTTCTTTTTTACTCCGTATGAGTCAATTTTTGCCTGAATTCTATCACGGACTTTAATCCATTTGTTTATTTCAGCATCTGATCCTGCTTTTTGAATAGCCTCATTGGCTGCTTTCAGTTCCTCATTTAAACCCTCGAGAATTCCTAACTTCACCTTGGGTCCCTCAGCTTCTATAGTAGTTCCGGACAGATCAAGGCCGTCCTTAACCGCCTTTTCAACATCTCCTTTATAGTCAGCAAGTGTTTTGTCAATGGCTTTTAGTTCTTTTTCTTTTGCCCCCTGAAATCCTTTCTCGAAATAATTTGCATCAAATGGATTAAGAGTCGCACTCGCTCTTTCTAAAAATGTTTCGTCAGCAATATCTTCTTTGAGTTTCTTCCTTTGTTCCTCTAATTTTGCAATCTCCTGAACTTTAAGCATTACTTCTGCCTGTCTATAAAGACTTTTAGTGTATGCCTTAATTGCTGCGTCGGCGTGTCCGGTTTTTATCGCTTCAATGGTAAGTCCTTCAATACGGTTATTCGTAAGAGAGTTGACCTGTGCTAAAATCTTTTTCGCTTCATCATATGAAGTTGATTGCTTTTTTATGACAGCAATCAATGAATTTAACTTTGTGATTTGTTCATTTACTCCTACGTTGGTCTGAGAAAGCTCTTCTTTGAATTTGTTTTGTATTTCCTGAAGTGCAGTAAGAGCTGTAGCATGTTTATAAATAGCATAAGTCATCCCTGCTATTAATACTGCGGCTAAGGCGTATGGATTGGCAAGTATGGTTCTGTTTAACAATGCCTGAGCTTCGGCTCCTATCCTAGTCGCTAAAGTCTGTAAATTTTGAAGGAATGTTAATCTGGTTGTTGCGATTGCGTTTGCGTTTTTGGCAGCAACCTGTGCTACTTCCGCTGCCGTCGCTGCTGTTTTTTCCGCAACTCCCACGGCTTGTGCTGTGTTTTCTAATTGCTGTTTAGCAGCGTTAAATTCAGTAGCTGCTGCAAGTGCTCGTTTCCTAGCAATTGAAGCCGTTTCCTGAGTAGCGATAACCGCATTTTGAGCTGTTGTTACTCTTTTTTGAGCGATCTCTATATGTCTTGCTGTTCCGGTTGCCTGAATTGAAGACAATTCCATTCTAGCATAAGCTAATTGAACTCGTGCTTCTTGTGCTTTTGCTGTTGCAGCAATTCCAGACTGTATTGCCGATTGTTTTTTTACTGCTAAACTCGAAACCTCAACCTGTAAAGCTGCGTATTTAGCTCTTGTACTTGCTAATTCAGCGGCAGTATCCCTTGCTGTGGCTTCCGTCTGTCTTTGGGTCACCATTGCCCTTCCCAGCTTCATTTTGTCTGAAATACCCAGCAGGGCTATTTCGGAAGCAATCGTCTTATTGTAAGTTGTGGAAATAACGCTTGTAGCAATAACAGCTGCTTTATAGATTCCATATGCCGCAACCAGTTCTAAAAGTATTTCTGCAACTTCTCTATAGTTCTCAATAAGGTATGTTAAACTCTCTATTGACCCATATAGAAATCCTTCGCTACTTTGACCTATTTTATTAAGCATCTGGTCCCATGCATCGCCTAAATTCGCAACTTGTCCGGAAAGTGATTTTGATTGCTTTTCCATAAGATTGAAAAACATTCCTCCTTCATTTGTCATTGCAAAAAGAACATCTTGAACGTCTTTGAATCCAATTTTACCGGCAGAAACCATTTCCGTGATTTCTGAAGTAGTTTTCCCAAATTTCTTAGCCAATTCAGCAACCATTGGAATTCCCGCCTCCGTGAACTGGCGGAGGTCATCACCCATTAATTTACCTTTTGCTTTTACTTGACCGTATACAAGGTTAATTCTACTCAATGGAACTCCAAGCCCAGCAGCGATATTCCCCATTCTGGTCAAAACATCAACAACTTGATTCGCTGGTATCTGAAACGCTAATAATTGTTTTGCGCCTGCAGAAACATCTTGTAGTGAAAATGGAGTTTTTGCAGCCAGATCTACCATTTGCCCCATTAAGACACGCGCTTTTTCACCACTTCCTAACATAGTAGAGAAGGCAATCTCAGTCTTTTGAAATTCTCCACGAACACTAATAAGTTCCATAGCGAAACCTTGAAGGGCTGACACAGAGAAATATCCAGCAATACCTACAGAAAGATTTTTGAATGCAGAGTCCATTTGCTGGGTCTGCTGAACAGTCGTATTGGTCAATCCTACAATATCTCTACGCATAGAGTCAACGTCTCTACGCCATTGTTGCAAGTCTATTCCTGCTCCAAAATATAAGGCTCCTTGACTGGTATTCATTATTTAAATAATTGTTGTAGAAAATCTTCTGAGGTTTGCTCAGAAAGATTTATGACAGGTTTTTTCTTTTCTTTTTTCTCTTCTTCACTTTCGTAGCTTGGTGCATCAATAAGCATTCGCTGTACAATACGCCAGTCTACTTCCCAAAGCAGGTAGTCTAATGTCCATCCGAAGTGGTGGCAGATCTGCCCCATAACTCCGTAGATTGTTTTTAGACCGTTTTCTCTATCGGTATCGCTTTGGTCGGTCGATTCCCGTTCATTAATACCGTAGAGTTTAGAAAATTTTTGTAATCTGAATTTTGCAATAACCGCAGTGCGAATTCTGATAATTCAGCAGAATTAATAGAATTCAGTAAATGTTTTTTTATGATTGGCTTATAAATAAAACTCATGATTCTAACCCATTTAGGAAATTCAGTTTCAATTGCTATGTAGACTGCATCTACAAGTAATTTAGCATTGTCGCTAACAGATTTATACTGAGCCGCTATCATTACTGAAGGATCTTGACTAAAGATTTCCGCTTCATCAATTTTTATTTTTATAAAAACCCGAGAAAGTTTCAGCATTTTTCCGAGCGTCATTTTCCCAGTGTTCCATTTCTTGATTTTGCCAAAAAGAATCGTTTCGAATTCATAGCCCTTTCCGGATAAAATATTCAGTTCTTCTTGCTCTTGATTTTCCATGTAATTTTTATTGAAAAAAAGCCTACCTAATCAGATAGGCTTTTCTATTTAGTTTTAGAATTCTGTTATACTCTGAAAGTGGTGATTGCTGGTTCATCTGCTTTTGTTGGCTGTAGTACCGTTCCGGTTACGTCAACACCCAGCAATGCGCCTCTACCAATTTCCGAAGAGAATTTTGCGGTAATCTTTGCACGAGGAATATTTAACCCCATCCCCTTTTTTGGAGTGAATTTGATAGAACGTTCAATAGAAACTGGAGTAATTGGCCAACTATAAACTGCCGTTGCGCCTGTACCAGTTTTGCTTCCTCCAAATACTTTCACTAAAGTATCTTCGTCCGGATCAGCAACCTTAAAGGCAACAGCAATTTTCCCGGCTTTAGATTCGATCCATAATGGAGTATCTATTTCTTCTACATTGAATTCTGTTTCAGTCGGATCATCCATGTTTAACTGTGCTGATCCCTCTTCTGTGTAACCTAATGGTGCAAGGGTCGTCCCCATCCCACCGTCAACTGCAATTGCTCCAATTGCGATCTCAGCTACTCCTATATTTATAAGTCCTGCCATTGTTTGTATTTTTGTTAGTTATATGCTTTTAAATTGATTCTGAAATTGATGTAAGTAGCTTTTTCTTCTACTTCCTCAAATGTTGAGTGATTAACTACTGTAAGATTGAATCCCGGTCGAAATATGTTTTCAAGAATTGGATAAACAGCCTTGCTTATTTCAAGCATTCGATTATTATTCGGCATGTACTGCGTGATTCCATTAAGTAACACCGAAAGCATAGGCACATAGAAATTGACATTAAAAACTCCATCTTGTAGAAAAGAGTTATCCATTGATACAGAATTGATCACACAATCTTCTTTTGTACTTCCTGATGGCCTTTTGTCCTTGTAAATATTTCCATTGATAACCGATTTGATATTTCCCTGTGAAAGCAGCTCAAAAATCCATTGCTTGCCTTCTAAAACCGTCTTTTTCATTTAAGCTGTTTTAATAGATTTGGAACCATTGTTTTAGCCATCTGTTCTGCACTTGTCAGAACATTTACTCCTCTACTTTCCACCTGCGAAGCGTATTTCATCCCCGCAACTACGACTAAGGCTATAGCTGGCTGTTGAGAAGCTAATGTTTGGGCTAATGATTTACCCTTGCTAACACCTTCACTTGCACCAGAGAAATTCTCTTCAGCTATTCGCCCATTGAGAATGATTGCGTATCCAACCGAGGCCCGGAGATTTCCGGTTACATCTCGATATGATCCAGCGGTTCTAGCCTCATTAATGGCTGATTCCGCGCAGTATCGTAGAATACGTAAGGCTTTATCCTCAATCTCTTTTTGAGCGTCTAAAAAGCGCTTATTGATAGCTGTTGCGTCACCTTTAAATGTCAGACCCATAATCTTGCGTGTAGTTGTTCTTTCTTGAATAGCTTGTTATCACCTTCAAGTCGGACGTTCCCATCTTTGTCGGTTACTTTTATCCTTGCGCCTAGAGCCACTTTTGGACTGGATTTAGGAAGGTAAATGACTGCGCCAAAAACGTAGATCTCACCATCAGTGGTTACAATCCGGTTTCCGCCTCCATTTCCTTCGTCTCTACACTTAGAAACTGTCACCCACTCCGCTATTCCAGGAATCCAGCTACCATTCGCTTCATTGTAGACGTCTTCTGCCTTCTGAAACACATTCAGCGTGTAAGGAAATTGCCTTATCCCCATTTTGAAGTGATGTCTGTTATTGTATTGTCAGATAGTAAATCAGGCTTTCCGAGTCTTCTCGCTAACATTGAGTAATATTTCAGAAGGGCGGCTTTATCATAAGAGATAGAATAACCACCCTCAGAAATACTAGAAGGCATAGAAATGATGTCGGGGAATATGTTGTAAAAGAAAGTATCAAGGCTTATGTCATTCGTTATGGTATCGGATGGATCAAGGTTTACGCGTGCTAATTCAGCAGCAACCATTCCGTCGGAGTACTCAACCGACCAGTTAGAAAATTTTTCTTGTATGTATCCCCCGATAGTCATTATGCCAATTTCGTTTTCAGAATTAATCGTTTTTTAACACTGTTTAGCACAGGCGTAGCGAACGCCATCCCCTTTGTAAGAACTGACAGAGGCGCAGCCTTTGCGATCGTAGAAACCAAAATGAATTCGTTAGTCGTAATCTTTGAAGTCTCGTTCAAGTCCATTGAAGCTTCCGGAGAAATTGTGTACTGAGTATTTCCGAAAGTTGCTGTTCCGGATAAATGGATATTTCCTAAAATCCAACCGCTTTTAGCTGTCAATGTACCATCCTTAGCCTCGTCATTTACGTAACTTTCCCAGATTTCGATTGTTGGCAAATTCTGAGCTGATAAAGCTGAGTTTATTTGCGCTACAGTAGGCGTTTGAGCCAATCCTAGAACATTTTGAGCGAAAGAGGCCGTGAACTTTACAACTTTTTCTGATGCAGCAAACTGGTTAAATGTTGCTAAATCCATGACTTGACGTAGGTAGCGATAACCAGTTGCAAGAGCTTGCTTTTGCACTAGCTGTAACTGCTTAATAGGGTCAAATGTTGCAGCATTCGCAGGATCGAACCAGTCTACAGTTGCATTTTGAACCGTAACACCAAAATCAATCTTCACTCCGTTAGAAGCTTCATACCATCCTTGCGAAAGCAAAGATTTAGACATGAATTCCATAGACGCATTTACTGAATCTGTAACGAAGATCGCATCATCATAAATCTTATTAATAAGTTGTACTTTGATGTTTGCGTTTTTAGGATTCAAGGCAACTGAATTTCTCAAATCATTCAATCTGAAGAAATCTCTTTCGGTTTTCTTTCTACCTACTTCAACCTTTGGAATTTCTCCTTTAATTGCTTCGGTATTCTCTCTACCTTTCAGAATAACATCTGAATCAAGAGCAACGATTGGAGCAATAACTTTTGCACCTGTTTCTCCTTCCAGATTTCCGAAGGTAAGCCCTGTTTTAAACTCGGAAGGAAAGAACTCTTTGAAACGTAAATCACCCAATGGGTTCGCTTCAAGTAAAGCTCCTAAATCAGCTTCTCTGTATTCAGGTATAATACTTTGTAATAATGTATCTGCCATTGTTTTTGTAATTTTTTAGTAGAATGTGATTTTTGGAAGTGCAGCTTTAAGCAAAGCAATACCGGTTTTTTCTTTGTCAGGCAGAGCGTCAATTCTCGCTGTTCCGTCAGTAACCACTGATGAAAGTGTGAAATCTTCAATCGCAATATCTTGAAGCACAAGACCGATTGCTGTTGCAAGTAATGGAGCTGTCAAAGCCACATTTAAAACCTTCCAACCACTACTCCCATTGGAAACAATCACGGTTCCGGCAGGCAGGACATTATTTGTAAACCTTAGCTTTGCATCTGTATTTTCTACATTTACTCCGCCAGGATAAGTGGCTAAAACAGAGTCGAAAACAACCTTCTGTCTGCTACCTGTGAATTTTTTTATATTATTCATTAGTTTTGGCTTTTTTTGGAATCAATTAACGCTTGAACTTCAGGTGAAACCGCTCCCTCTTTTACTTCTGTACCGAACAATGAAGGCTTTGCCATATTTCCTAATGCCGAATTAGCTGACATTTGCGCAAACACATCTGATTTCTCTTTGTATTCTTTTGCAATGGCATCTATTTCTTCATCGCTTTGGAAACTTCTCTCAAACGTTGGAAGCGTTTTTAAGTAGTCATCAGACACTTCTAGTTCTTTAAGTTTTGATTGGAATTTTTCTGCATTGGTTTGCTGTGCTTTTTCCGCTTGGATGCCTGAAATCAACTCGTTTTGTTTGTCGATTTTATCATTCAGAGCTTTTACCCAAGCTGGTTCCGCTTCGCCCGTTGGTTTATCGGTAGGCTTGTCTTCTGGCTTATCCTCAGGTTTATCTGGGGTTTTGCCTTTTTCCAATTCCTCTATTTTTTTAGCCAACGTTCGGTTTTGATCAGCGAATGATTGGAATATTGCCAAATCATCCTCTACCCCTGCTACTGCGTTTTCAATTTCGTCCTCTGCTTTGACCGCTTTTTCAATTTGCTTTGCTTTAGCTTTCAAAATAGTTTCACTTAACCCGAAGTCTTTGTATTTCGTTTTAAGCTGTTGTAGGATTTTTTCAAACATTACTTGAATTGTTATTTGTTAATTATTGAATTCAAAAATACTTTCAATACTATTGCATAACAATATGTAATTATGTAATTTAGTAACATTATATAAAGTATTACTTTAATAAGCTGTTTTAATTACGTTATGAATGAATTACTAAATAAAAGAATGGCAGATATGACGCTCCGGGATGTAATGGAAGCGTCTCATTTGGTAGAATTATCGAAGTCGATTTCTCTCACTTTGGATGAATTCTGTAAGATTATAGGGAAACCGAGAAGGCGTGTTTATTCATTGATTGATAATAAACTTTTGCCTGAGGAATTATTAATCGGCGGATTCGCCAGTAGAAAACAGAAAACTAAATTAATGTTCCACACTCAAAAAGTATTGGAATGGCTGAAAGTGCAGATGAAAACGGAAAACACAGCCGGTGAGTTTTACAAAAACAATTTTTGAACATTTACACTCATAAAGTAATTGAGTGGCTTAAACAATAAAGGATATGAATTATGTGCAATATAATAGTAATTAATAACGGAGAAATAGAAATTGAGACGCCTCAAGACTTTATAGATTATTTCAAAGAAGATCCTATCAAAGATGATATGTATTCTGAAATTTCATTAGACTGTTGTTTATGTCAAATAGATGTAGAAGCAAGTTTGAAAAAATTAAGTATAGATTACACTTGGGAAGGTATGGATTACAACATAACTACTAATTCATCAAAATAAAATACTCATGACTATAAATAAATTAACACGTCTAAATGAAAAGATATATAATCTTAACTACGTCAATGTTTGGGGAATTTATAAAGAAATAAAGGTTTATAAACATGTTTTTAGATGGAAAAAGTTAGATACAGGCAAAGACCTTTCTTTTAATATAAGTAGCTCACTCGAAGTGATGTCTGATAACTTATGTATTAATGAATCAATATTCTCTAAAAATTAACAATGACACTAGAACAAATAAAAGCCAATTGGACGGTAACAGATGCCCTGGTATATAAATCCCTGAAATAAAATTAAAGTCCTTGGAAGAGGCGAAAACAAAAGTAATAGCGAAAAATTAAAAGCATGACAGAAGAAATTTTAAACAAACAGTTATCTGAAATTCCAGATGAAACACTTATCGAAAAATCAAGAGAGATTTTAAAAGATTGGTGTAATGGTGGTAAAAAATTCACAATGAGTGTTCCACCTACAAAAAATTGTCCTGATTTGCTTATTGCTGAACTGATTGAAAGGTTCAAAAGGTATTCAGACCACAACGGACAAAATAAACCTTATAACGCATAAGTTTAGATTATGGCAAATTTTAATTTTTACAACTTCCTAACTGAAAACGGTTACGAAAAAGATACAATCCGTGACGCAAGTGGAATTACTTTCTGCACCAACTACCAGAAAGAACTATCCGAGAACATTTGGAACTCCTTAACGGTTCATAAGGACAAAACTATTACCGGAGCATCACCGAAAAACGGAATAGTATTTAAACAGATTCCTCAGCCGGAAACAATTGAAGACGCAAATCTTCTTTTACAGAAAATTGAAGATTATGAGTAGTGTAATTGTTATTCAAAAAGAAACTTTAAGTGGATGTCCAATGATTTGGGAGGGAACTATTGACGACAAACCGATGTACATTCGATATCGCTGGGGTTTTCTGTCATTAAATATTAATGATGCAGCAGTGAGACATGAAAGAATAGGCGATAACTTAGACGGCGTATTACCTGTACAGGATGCCATTGAAAGCCTAAAATCTCTTGGATATGAGGTCATAAACGAAATAAGACGATGAAGAAAAAGACAATTAAAATTCCTATTTTCTTCGGTGACTTTATGATATTGCTGGATCAGGACCCGGAAGACTGGAAAAACGTGAATGGCATTTACCAGCATCGTATGAATTGGGACAGGCCAGCAGATAAGCAAGATGAGGCTTTTGTTTTCGATTATAAACAAAACGGATACTCAAAGTATGTTGTATGCTTTAAAAACAAACCTAAAAGCAGTGTTATTGCTCATGAATCCGTCCACTTGGTAAATAGGTTATTTAAGGATCGAGGATTGCAATTAGATACTGAAAACGACGAAACTCAGGCTTATCTCACAGGATGGTTTGTTGAGCAAATAGAGAATTTCTTTAAAATAACTTAAATTTGAATTGAAATGAATGAATATGAACTTAATGGAAGGCTTATGGAGATTTCATTAGCTTTGGATTGCGACTTTATGGATTTAATCAAGGTAAAAGAGCAGATTAAAAAAAACGGGATTCATCCTGACGACATTATGCGCTTAAAACATTTAGGATTTCCGGGTAAAATTGAAAACTTTGAAAAAGCAGTATTTGATTTTAGCGAAAAAATTGGAATAATTTCAACTCACAAAATAAATTCTATCGGATATAAAATTAAAGACCTTTCAGATAAAATAAAATTAGAGGAATTAAAACGATCTCAAAAAAATTAATATGGAAGCAAACGAATTACGAATAGGAAATTACATTCAGTTACATAGAAATCCGACTGATAAATTCATGAGTGTTCATAGTATAAAGTCTATCTTTTTCTATAATAAAGAATCTGGATACTATTACTCAAAATTAGACGATGATTTTGAAGTTAATTTAGATTCTGACGTTGAGCCTGTTAAATTAACAGAAGATTGGCTGCTTAAATTTGGTTTTGATCAAATGAAAGAATCGACCACGTACGAATGGAAAGACGGGGATTATAGAAGTGTGCAAGTAGACCTAAAATCAAATGAAGCAGAAATTTATCTATGTGGATATGATTCTGTTATGTCTTCTCAATGCTTTCCAGTAGATCATATCCAATATGTACACGAATTCCAAAACCTTTTCTTCGCACTTAAAGGAAAAGAATTAACTTTGAAATAAAACAAAAATAAAGCCCCAATTAAGGGGCTGTCTTTACTTTGGAAGTATCTCTACATTTTTGAATCTTTGATCCACTAAGTCTTCTTTCCAATCCCTAAGGCTTTTCCATCTGCATTTCATTCTACTACAACAATAATTTGGCAGATCGAATCCAAAATGGCTATAATAATCACTGTCTGTGTTGAAAAATATTTTCATTTTTCCTCTTACTCTCTTGACAATTGCGGGGTATACCTTGCCCCTTATTAGGAATTCCATATTATTTACTAACAAATTTGAATGTTAGATTACAAACATACGACTGAAGACCTCTTTTTGATGGTTTGCTCGGAAAGCCTATAAAACCTGCAAATACTTCCTAAAACTTCCATTATAAGCTAAAGCAGGATCTTGCAATATCTGATTTCGCCAGTAAACAAAATTCTCAGCTTTGTATTCTGTATCGTTTTCTCTAGCAATTGGTTCTTTTAGGTAAATAAGGAGATTAACAAATCCGTTTGAAAGATCCGGAAATTGCACTGGGTCTACTTGCTTGAATAACCGTTCTATTCTATGAGATAGTTTATGAAACAGATGGGAAAGGTAGTTATCATTGTAGAAGTGAAAGCAGTAATACCGGAGATCCTCGATTTCCTCACCAAAAATAACATTCTCACAGTATTCCATAAATTGAGGCGTGAGAGCTATAAAGTGTAGCTCCATTTCGTGGGTGAGGCGGTCGTATTCTGTGTATTCTTTTGAGGTCATATGATAATCCCCGCTTTTTAGCGGGGTGATTTATTATTTGTCCTTAAAGATGCTTTGATAAAACTTATTATCATGTACAAATAAATTTCCATGCAGTTTCCATCCTTGTTTTAAATGAAAACTAACATCTCCGGCTAGCCCATTAGGTGAGTGATGCTCTAAAATTTTGTATTCCATATTTTAATTTTTTTGTTTACCGAATATACAAAAGAATAATCACTCAATAGTTAATTCATTGATACTTCCGTAAAGTGATTGCAAGGCTTTTAAAGCACTCAATGAATCTTTCTTAGTGAATGTTCGATTTGCCGTTTTATTCAGCTTATTCGTAAGATATAGAGGTGCAGTCTTATTGTTTGGGAACATGATTTTTGCCACCTCTGATATATTAACCGCTTTATTAGTTTTCAAGTATTCCTCTACTGTCATAAGGCAAAGATAAAATAAATTTTAAATAAGTACATGTTTTTATGTAATTGTACATAATATTATGTACTTTTGTAATTAGAAATTAAAAGCATTATGAGTAGAGAACAAAAATTTATGATAGGCGACTTAGTAAAATTTAATATTGTGACAGATGATTCTGGATGGGCTACCGATAAATTCGGTGTTGAACCACAACTAGATGGGTGGGTAACTGAAGTTTATACAGAAGAATTGTTTGGAGAGATTGTAAGAAGAAATACAATTGAAGTGATTCAGAGTAATGGCAATCGTTCTGGTAGGTTCTATAAAATACAGAATGGCATTATTCACACTGAATCAACTGAGCTCAGAAATATTAGGGATACAGGCATGTCACTTCAAGATATTTTCGAGGGATCAGAACTTAAAACTGTCAAAGATTTTCAAACCATCACCAAAGTACATTTAATAGAATTAAGTAGTAAATGGGAATTTTATTCTTGCTTGCATGAGCAGCCTAAACACTCGAATAAAGTAAGCGTTTGGGAAAAACAGCACATTGGTAGAATGTTGAAAGATTACGCTTATTTTGATGGTGTTTGGAAAGATTTTAAAACAAATGAACCAATAGAACATTTTACCGAAAATCACGAATGGCAAGTAACCAAAAGAAGAATTTTTATTGATGGTCAAATCTTTATTCAAGAAAATATTTAGTCTTCCATTCTAACCCAGAACTAATAAAATAAATTATGAAAATCACATTAACAATTGAGCAACTTCAAGATTTATTAAATCAGCAAAAAACACAATGCAAGTTTGAGTTTGAAGGGCTATGGAGAAATTCAGATATTAGAAAAGAATTAATGCTACTTGACCCTGAGGAAAAGATTTTAAACAGTATGCATGAAGTAAGGGATAAGATTGTATTAGCTGAATTCCCTGATGATTTTAAAGTATTACTTAAATACAATGTTCAAGATTAAAAAATCCTACTCATGTTTAATTGAGTTTCATGGTTATTAGTTTTATCCTCGGCTACGGTCGGGGATTTTTGCCTAATATTTGATTTACCCTTTCCTCCCTTGTTAGTTTCTGCTTTTCAGCAATTGTTTGAACAATTTCTACATTTCTATAAAAAATAGGCTTGTAATCGTAATCTGTATCAAACAAAACAACATAAATTTCTTTTATAAGTGAAAGTGTTTCCTTTAGAAGTTCTTCTATTTCAATGTAGCTAATATCTATTTCAGATAACAGTTTTTCTTTACCTTTATCAGTATGTGCATAAAGTTTTTTTCTAAGGTTATTTATCTGAACTATTAAAGGTTGCTTAGATTTACGTAACTCTGTCCATTTCTGATACAGCATCGTATAATCGGACATTTCCGTAAATAAAGCAGATTGATTTATACGTATATAGGTAAAAATATTAATGAAAGAATAATCATTTTTAACTCCACTTATTCCGAAAATCTTATCTAATTCAATAATACAGTTTTTCCATAAAGAATGTTGAATAAAGCGTATTGAAGGTCTTTTAATTACTGACTTTTCAGCATCACTATTAGCAGTATCAAAGTATTTCGCAAAAAGGTATGATTCGTTAGCCTTAATGAATATTGCGGAAGCTGTTTCAAGTAATTCTCGTAGAGTATTGTCCATAAATTAAATTATGTTCAAAATATAAGAAATAATGTCTAGACAAATTTATTAACTCACAAACTTTTTATTTTCCTCTAAGAAATAAGGCTTACTTTTTCTCTTTTCTAATGTCTCACGATTTTCTGAGAGCCATGAGTTAAAATTATCGGGAACACCTGAGACAAAGTTAGCTGATGATTCGGGTGATTGGTTTTGACCGTTGTTTATTTCTGTGATAAGTTCCGAAGGTGATTTTAGGATCATAGTTCGGAAACACTTACAACCAACATGCCAGCTGGACCAGTTGAAGTCCTTCGGATAGCTTCCGGCCAGTTCATCACACATATCATAAACCTTATGTTGAGGGCTTAAATTGATTTTCTGACCTACTACATCGTTATTTCCCTGAATCCTTAATTGTTCGGATTGTCTGTAGGCTGTATTGATTTCGTTTGCGGCTAACCTCATCGCATTTTTATGTGCGGATCTGTAGACACCTTGTCCGGGATGGAAAGCTTTTGCATTTTTGCTCAACTGCAGATTTCCGTGCTTATCCCGGACCCTACGAAACAATGCGTCTGGATTATTTAGGTTCCCTTTTATTTTCCGTGCAAGGTCCTGAGCAGACATTCCCTCTTTGAACGCGTCATCTATAGCAAATTCAAGGTTTTCTTTGGCCTGCTTGGTAATATTCCAAACTCTTTCCGATACGGTAAATTTGCCGTTCTTTCTCTCTTGGAATACTTCAAGTGCTTTTTTGTTTTGAGATTGTTTTGAGATTTCTCTCATTTTGGAATCGTAGGCAGTAGTAGGAATCTTTGGTTTGATTGCATTCATATTATCGGTAAGCAAATCATTTACTTTCTGATTGGCAAAATCCCATTCATATTCCGTGTAGGTTCTAATCTTCGACAAAAGACCATTGTTGTAGGTCATTAATGCTTCGCTGACTGCTTTTGTTATCCTGCTGTAATCCTTGAATCTGAATAGCTTCTCACTTACTTTTAAATTCACCACAAGCAAAGCGATTTCCCTCACTAAATCATTGTACAAAACATTGATTGAAGTGAGGTATTTGTTTATTCGCTTTATATGTTTTTCGTCCGGGGTCATTACAAGTATTTAGAAATGAAATTAAGTATTGGATTACAGAATTTACCTATAAGTTCTAATATTCTACTTTGTAAGATATCAACTGATTTTGTAGTGGTTAATTTATCCTGTTTGTATGTATCTTCGTACAGCTCATTATAACGACGTAAGGCTTCAAAATATTCTTCCATAGCTTTCTGAGCTTGTTCTTTAATCACTTCTCTTTCTTTTTCGGTTAAGCCGTCAAATTTTGCTTTCATAATAAATCGTTACTCATTTTAAATTCTTGATCAGCCTTAATTTGTTCAATCTCGGAATCAATATCTTTGATGCCTGCTTCCTCCATTGTAGAACGTTGGCTCTTCAATGGTAATCCACCATTTTGCTCCATTAAATCTCTTAAGAATTGAGCATGGTTGTTTATGATGTATGGTGTAATCACTGGTTCTGCATCTAAATCGGAACTTCTGAAACTTGTATTCATCAACTGCAGAAATGATTTCACAATTGACATTCTACGCTTCAATGCCGGCACATAAACAGACATTTTATCCATTACTTTGAGGTGTGGAAGCATGAAAAGAAATGCTGCGTTTTCGGTGGCGAGCATATTGCCCATTCCTTGCAAAGCTTCGGGCGAAATATTGACTGAATTGGTCATCTTGTAGAGAATACTTTCCAAATCTTCTTTTTCGTTGCTTAATGATTCACTTGCATTCGGTGGCTGTATAAATTCACCTCTGGAATTATCACCTTTAAACTGCATTACCTTTCCGCTTCGGTCTTTACTGAAACTTCCTACTACTTCACCATGTAAGCCAAGGATTGGTGATGAGAATTTCTTGTTTGTTTCTCCGGTATCGCTCTGGATCTCTTCAAGTCTTTCAATGGCCTTTTGAGCTTTTGACCATTCAACATCTGAGAACTGATAAAAAACAATAGGTATTTTACCAATAGAATTTACACTTTCGGAGACCAACTCAACACCGCCATTTCCATCTTTCAGAATAGCGATTGTATCAGCTGTGTAGATTTCGTAATACTTCACCTTTTGACCGCCTTCTTTTTTCTCATATTCCCGAAGAAAGGCAATCATATCACCTTGCTCATTGAAGTAAGGGTACATCTTGTTTTTGTCCGGTGTGAGAATGTTTATTTTTAGTCGGAATTGAGAATTAAAACCATAGTATTGATTCGGTTCATCGGCTACCCACCAAAGTTCAGCACATTGAGTGAATCTTCCGTTTGATTTGGCTATTTCCCTATCTAAAAAGATGATCTTTTCCTTATCCAGAATTTTCAGATAAGCATCATACATGGCTGAATCTTCTAAATTATTGGTATACTTAACGGGATTACCATAAAGGAAAGTAACAGCATTTGCGACAATCTCTTTTTGGTACGCCAAAGGAATACGATTTAAATATTCGATACGCTTCCCTTCTCTTTTTTTACCTTCTTCATCAGTGTACTCATATTCTACCGTACGATTCGGGTAATTGTAAAGATCAGTCATGATCCGGTGCTTGCTCTCATCCCATTCATTATTGAATTGCTCAATATTGGGAAGTTCTAAACCGTTATCCTTGAGATATGCGATTTTTTCACCGATGTTGCTGAGGTTGTTAAAATATTCATTCATTATATCATTGATGCTATTCGACTGAGGTTATTATTAATTTTCGGAGGTATTGGATAGAAAGTATTTGCCAGCGCATCAAATAAATCGGGTGATCTTCCTAAACGCTTTTTAATATCTTCTTTTGCTTCTATCTGTATTTTACCATCACTTCTGAATTTCCATTTTATTTCGGTTGCCTCTTCTATGAAAATATCATTTGGCGGAATCATTGGATTAAAACCGTTCTTTGGATTTAGCCAATCACGAACACACCAAAATAAATACGCTCGCATATTCAGAAACTCATATTGATCTGTAATATCTTTGAGTGGCTTATCATTCTGAGTGGCTCTCTCTGAATATTTACATGAGATTGATCTTTCTTCCTCTCCCAGTTCTACAAGACGAGAATATACTCCTGCACCTTCTCCAATTGTATCAATAGAAACAAAAGTTTCTTTATGATTTAGTAGATTTTTCAATCTTCCTGCTGAGGCCATATGATCTGCTACACCTGCAGAATTGAAAACGTCAAACTTTTCTACATAATCAGTCCATTTGTGACAATCAACTGTATTATCTCTACCCATTCCGGCAATATCAGAACCTACTACTCTCTTTCCGGATGGTTGGTAGCCTTTTTGCTGTGCTTCTAACCATCTTTTATTTGCGATTTCTACCCACTGCTCCGGAATAAGATTATCTTCAGATACTTTCGGGAATTTTCCTAAAACTTTAATTCTGAAAACATCAGTCGGTCGGTACCACTGACCATCATATTCAAAATCATCCTCTTCTGTTCTTACTTCATTCTCATTTATTTTGGTACACCAGTTTTCTAGTTTATCCGCAATCCAATTATGATCTACTTGTCCGGGAATAATTTCTTTCTTTGCTACTACATTTGGAGCATCCATTGAGTTAAGACGAAACTTTGCCCATCTGTCACCCTTTTGACTCTTTGCTGCATATCCTACGGTTGTATTCGGGTTAAAAACGAGTAATATCCTTGAATTACCTTGTAAATTTCCTTCAATTGCATTAAATGTATCATCTGAAATACCTGAAGCTTCAGTAATGGCAAACATTGTATTTACAGCGTGAAAACCAGACCATGCTTCATGATTATGCTCGTCGGCTTTAAATCCAGTAAGAAACCACTCTTCATAATCAGTTCTGATATCATAAGCATTCAACCTACTGATGTCGGAGAAACCACCCATGATTTTCTTCGCTCTATTGTAAAGCCTTGAGATTTCGGGCATCATAATATTTTTAACCTGGCGATCAGTAGGAGCAGTTAAGGCAACTTTTGTATTTGCAATCAATTCTCCTTTTTCATCCCATCTTGGAGTAAGGAACATAAAGCACATTGCAGCAACTGCCGTAACAAAGTCCTTTCCTCTTGCCGTTCCACTTGCAACTGATGTTCGTGGATTAACCTGAACGGAATGTAAAACCTTTTCCTGCTCAGGATCAAGATTAACACCTAAAGCTTCACGAGCGAACAAACACCAGTCATTTCTCCATGTGTCGATCTGTGCTATTGCTTTTTCTTGTATGGCATCAGTATTATTCACTAATTGGATTCGATTTTTTAAGGAAAGAACCAAATGAAATACTTTCACCGTTCGTGGTTAAATCTTGTTTATCTGCAATACCTAAATCTCTGGCAATAATGTTTGCGTTTAGTACACCAATTGCGGTGTATTTTAACTTCCAATTATAGATAACTGTTTCCGCCCATGTAATGACTTCCAAAAAATCTTCCGTGTATTCCTTGTAATTTTTTAAAGATTCCCATTTAGCAAAGCCTAAATAAATTGACAACTCTTCTTTAGTGGGGAAATCATCTATCTTGATTTGTATGTTCTCTCCTGCTAAGTCTCCTGACTTTATGATGTCTGGTTTATTAATAAAGGATTCTGATTTCTCTTGAAAGTATTTTTCTATTTCAGTGTTGAGGTCTTCTGCATTTTCAAATATTTTATTCCTTCCGTCTTTTGAACGAAGTTTATAATATTTATTTCCTACTGTTGCTGCCATTGCTTATATTCCGTCGTAATCTGTTAGTGCTATAATATCACCTATTACCGTGTCGTTGTATTTTTTCATATCTATTGAAATTTTGATTTATTCTTTTGACTTGTTACATGCCATCCGTGACATTCTTTGCAGTAATATTTCCTCTTTGGAATTTTACTTCTACTGCTTGCGTGCTTACATTTATAAATTACATCGCTGGCTTCTCTTTCTGTTGTGTACAAGATTTTTGAACACAAACTATCTTTATTTTCAAACCTCATCAGCATCTAATTTTAGGTACCAATCGATAAGCTTTATTGCATCTTCCAGAGTCCAGCGGAAATCTGCATAGTATCCCAACTCGCGCAAGTTCTTAATTGTTTCTTCCTGAGCCTTCAAATGAGCGTTTTCTAGAAGACTTCCGTTTTTCTTGTATGGTGTTTTTGTTTTCAGTTCTATGAAGAGACCGTGATAAATTCCTCGAGGTGCAAAAATGATAAGATCCGGAGTTTTAAAACCTCGCTTCTGAATACTTGCGTTTCTTGTTGCTTGAGCTTCCGTAAGTTTTACACTTGCAATAGTATCTGACATGAATAAAACATCTTTATGTTGCGCTCGTAAATAAGTGCAGACTTGTCGTTGTAAAATAAACTCAGGCTGTTTTTTCATATTAAAATACCATAACACGCAAATATATTTATAACTTTGATTTATTGCAAGTTAAAACCACACATATAAAGTGACACTTTAATAATTATGTGGTTTAAAAACCGTTTTTATTACACGAAAAAACCACCCTAAAAAATAGAGTGGTTGAATTTTTACATTTCGGTAAATTAAGTTTAGAAACAGTCTCGAATTTCGATATTCAGAATTTCACACCATTCACGAAGTTTTTTAACACTTATACCTCTTTTGCCTGTTTTGTATTCTGATATTCTTGCTTCTGTCGTTTTCAAAATAGGCGCAAGTTCTTTTGCTTTCTTTTTTGAAATTAAAATAAATTTCTCAATTTCGTTCATTTTAAGTGATATTTCTGTAAATTTGCTACATCATATTAAATGATTGTTTCATTTAGGTGATTAAGTGAGTTGTGAATTTTTAAAATTATTTTCGTAATATTGTCTTATTGAAAACATATTTGATATATGTAATTTGATGAGTTGTGAATTACTAATAATTAAGAATTCGCAATAAGGCTTTCAATAGAAAGATAGGCAATGCCTATATTATTCCGTTGTGAAAACATTCAAGGTGGCGAAAGTCGCCTTTTTTATTATCTGATATTGAAATGTTTTTTTATAAAACTTTGCGACACACCTGTCTTTTCTGATAACTGTTTTATCTCTGCTCTTAGTTTTGAACCCGGTATAGTGTTGACTAAAGAATAATCTTTTAATTTTAATCTGTTTTCATTATCAAAACTAGTTTTTAATTCTGTTACTTGGCCTGATGTGCCATTGTCTTCATCGTCTTCAACTTGGCCAATAAAAACATCTTTAGAATATGTACCATCTGCCCACTCATTTAAAATTGAATTAAAATCTTCAATGTTCAAATCTCTTTTATCGCAAATATTTTCTAATTGATCTACAATAGATAGTAATTGATTATCTGCACTTTTTACATACAAGTAAATGTCGCTGGTGCCTCTTAGTGCTGTATTTGCTTCGTGATCAGAGACCCTTACTTTTAATCCATTGATGCTATAATATTTTGACATAGCGTTTTGTTATTTTAATTATAAAGCAAGATTTTGAGCAAAAACAGTATTTTGATATTTGCTTTTTAATTCTTGGTCTCTATCTCTTATAACCTCTATTTCGGTTTCTTCTTCATAGATGTTACACAAAATGCTTCTAAACTTACTTTCAGCCGTCTTTTGGCTTTTGGCATTTAGAGAAAGATTTCTCATTATTCTCATCATGAATTCTTTCAAAGAAATACCACTAAAACTAGGCTCATTCTTTAACTCTTCATATTTTTCAATAACGAATTCTCTATTTTGAGAAAGAAAGTTTTGTAAGTTGAAAGTAGTTGCCATAATTATTATTTTTTAATGAGTTGGTTTGTCTCTCATTTTTCATACTTCAAAGATAGTCTATAATTAATAATTACACAATATGTATAATTAAATTTAACAAACTTTAACTTTTAGAAGTTTATTCTTTCGATGATTTGGCCTAAATGCGTTTCAAATTGCTGCTTATGTTCAATATCAAGTATTTCGACCAACATACGTCTTGCATCGTCATGATAGCCCTCTTGAATCAATAATACTTTGTGATTTCGTAGTTCACCGTTTTTATTTAAGAACCTTGATTGATAATGTGGTGTATCATCTCGATATTCAATTTTCTTTATGCCAGATTCTATTTGGTCAAAATAGACTTTCTGTATAGGCAGGTAAAGCGGTTTGTTTTCGATTGCTGAGCTTTTGGCAATAGTCTTTGCAGGTCTTGATACTTTTGTTCGGTGACGTTGGGCGATGCTTCTCATTTTAATTTTGTTTTTTATCTGTTGCCGAAATGTATTCTTCGTGCCAATGACCTAATCTCATTTCGCCATTTTTAAATGGTATAATATATTTTCTAACAAAGCATTCTACCCCTTTTGAAAGAAGAAAGCCATGTCTATCAGATCTATTTATACCATCTGAAAAGTCCATCGATATATAATTCGCCTTTAAGGTACCCTGTCTGCCTTTTTTGCAAAAAAACGCAATCGTATTAATGCCAGTAAAACAATATATGTAGCCTTTATTTGTCTGTTTAATTTCAATTACATCGTCTTTATATTCTTCTCTAAAGTGTCTTTCTGTTTCTTTAAGATCTTCTTTAGAGAAGTAGAACCAACCTCTACCCGAATGAAAACTAACATTATTATCAATAATAGTTTCTACCTTTTGTAAGGTTTTAAATGTGAGAATGCCTCTAATTGGGTATTTTGACAACATTTCATCTATCAATTCTGGGGTTATTTCATTAAGTTTCATACTATTTGGCTTTTATAAATTTAACTCTTTTTCTAATAAGTTTAGTAGGTGATTTCTTCAATACTTCAACCGCTTTTATTTCTGGGGTTCTCGGCTTCTTCTGACCAAACATTGAAAACATAACCAATTGCTTCACCTTCAAAATGATTTAGCGAAAATCTTGCTGTTACGCCATTTTCTACATAATCAATTACAATTTGACCATTGTACATGAAAGCGATGGCGACGCCTTTTATGCCGTACTCTTTTGCTTCTTTATACCAATCGTTTAATCTTTCGTTTGTATAAGCAATTACTTGTTGTGCTGTAGCGTTCATAATGTTTGTTTTAATTGTTATCGTTTCGTTTTGATGGTACAAATATAGGCACTAAATGTTAATCTTCAAAATATTAATTAACATTTAGTGTTAATTTATAATGATTATAAATAAGCGTTAAATGTTAATTATTTGTTTTTATTAATATTAAATGTTAATTTTGCACGTATAAAACAAAAGAATGCATCTACTTATAAAAGAAGTCGCTAAAAGAAAAGGTTTAACAATGCGAAAACTGGCAGAAAAAACAAATATTGACACCGTTACGTTAAGTCGCTATAATACTGGTGTGATTGAACCGCCTATTAGTAGATTGCAGAAAATAGCCGATGTTCTCGAATGTGAGATTGTCGAATTTATTCCAGTAGGTTTGAAATTTGAACACGATGTTATTTCTGGTGAATGGTTGGGAATAAGAAAGAAATAAAAAAGCCCCGATAATTCGAGGCTCTATATTTGACATATAATATTGTTAAAATGTTTTAATTTGAATTTTCTTCTGAGCCTCTAGTCTTCGTTTTTCGCGCCCTACTGTATAAATTGCAGTGGTCTGATCATTTCTATGCCCTGCCATAATTTGCGCGCTGAAATGAGCCTCCTCTACCTTATCAAGAAAGGTGTGCTTTAATGCATAAATTGCCTTATTGACTCCGAGTGGCTGCATTATTTTGAACCTCCAGAATTTATAAACATACGTTCGATGCATTTCGTCTGGCCCCGGCTGATAGAAGAATGAGAAAATAAAATCATCATCAAATAATGCATTTTCCAGTTGATCCTCCCAAAATGCCAGAGCGTTCGGAATTATAGCGCGCTTTTCCCTAACATACAGTTCACCTTTTTTAAGCGTTATTGTAAATTCCGCTTTTTCTAAATTCACATCAGATTTTTTCAAGCCCAAAATTTCTGGAACTCTACAGCCAGACAAAAAGAAAATCTGAAAGAAATTATAAAAGTGATTATGTTCAGCATATATGTGCTTGTCAATTGCTTTTAACTCTTCATCAGAAAATATCTCCTTTTTCTGGACAATGTGTTTTTTCGCTTTAATTCCGGTACATGGATTCACCTTAAGACAACCAGCGTCCACCAAATCAGTGAACAACGACGAAAGATGTATTTTAGCCTTATTGTAACTGTAATTGCTTAGATCAAGAGATTCCAGAGTCTGTTTTATGTGCAGCAACTCAACATCTTTTATCTTTAGGTAATTCAGGTTTAATTTTTCAAACCCAATCAGGAATTTATTTAGATCGCCTTCAACATTTTTACGATGTTCCGGAGTAAATTCTTTCTTCTCCAGGATCTTCGTTAATGCTTCTCCGGAAAATAATTGAGAGTTAATTTCTCCCCGCTCAAACATATACTCTTTCGTTCTGGGATTGTAGTCTCTTTCATCCAGAAGTTCAGTCATTTGTTTCAAGAGACTTTTTTCAATTGTCTTCCGCTCCTTCTCAGATTTGAAACGGTTTAGTCTTCGTCGATAAGTAAATGGCTTTTCTCTATCAGGCTCGTAAAAACGGCACTGGATAAACCAATCATCTTTTGATGTGGTTACAAGGAAATCGGAGCGTTTGCATCCGAAGTTTAGATTTTTCAT